AGTCTCTACTGATTTAGTGATGCATGATACGATTAATAACAAATATTATAAGTTTGATATTACCCTGTGGGGAAGTGGTTCACAAGGCGCACCATACGCATATAATCGACAAGAAATAAATACTACTACAAATTCCTTGTCTGGATCAGTAGTATATATTTCCAGAAGTGTGTCGTTACCTGCTACTATGAGTTTTGAAATAACGTTCCCATCATATGACCCTGTGTTTACTTAAGAGATATTTATGTCTAATATAAAAAATGATACATTTTATGTAGAAATATATAGTAACTGGCGAGAACCGTTACCAGTTATATCTTCTAGTTGGGGGGATGGAACATATACGAGTCTTCGTAGCGAAGACTTCTATCAAAGTCAGTCATATACCGACACCGGTTCAAATAAAACGGTTAATATTACGATTGATAATAGATTTCGGCCAGAGTACATGTATTTTAATCACTCTTATATAGATGACATTGGCCAGTTCGATGAAGGTACCGGTAGTGCTAAAATAGTTAATTTTAGTGGTTCATGGGGACAGTTTCCAAATTTATATAATTTATATTTACAGGGAACTTCCATACCTATTATCGATGTTCGCGGATGTGACCAGCTGGAAGACTTGTATCTATCTCACAACGACCAACTATTGCATATTGAGATAGGTGATCCTGTAAACCAAGAGGGGTTATCAGGAGAACCGATAAGTTTATCTACTTTTGATGCCTCATTTTGTAATAATCTTTCTACATCAACTATAGATGACTTATTAGAAAAATTATATTATATAGGCGCATATACAATATATTTTGCGGGGGATGACATGGCAATACCCAGTTCCGGCGGTCTTGCTCTTGTAAATGAGATGCGACAAAATGGATATACTATCATTATTAATGACGGTACTCCCAAACCACCGGCTACGATGAGTATGCGTATACATACGCCCGTGACCGGTGCAAGTTTGGGTCTGAATAATAATTACAGTTCTGCTCCAGTTATTCAACCACTCTCGTATCCAACAACTTGGACAAATATATACTATGATTGGGGAACTGGTATAGATTCATCACGAAAACGATTCATGTCTTGGTCGGTTGTCACTTTCGACGGAATGGTTCACAATGATAAATGGAACAACCCATCGTTTTCAGCAAATAGTGATGCAACAATTTCTCTTAGCGATGGCCGAGCTGTAGAGAGTATAGTTATTGCACGGCTGCCTAGTAGTTCCACCAATGGTCCATATGCCAATATTACCAATTTAAATCTTCAAGGATTTACCTCCATGTCGTATTTAGACATAAGAGAGCATGAGGAGTTGACAGATATTACGCACGACACGTTACAAAATGTTAGTACTGCCTATATAATAAACACCAGTTTATCAGATTCAAGTGCAACAAATATTTTAAATAGTCTTAATACTAACGGTATTTTTGGAGGTCAAGTAGCCCTCACCGGATCATTAATGGAACCCCCATCATCTGCAAGTATTTCATCGGCACGTACGCTAACTCGTAAGCATTGGAAAGTGTATACCAACGAAACCTGTTCCGTCCCAACGCCACTCACTCCATCGTCTCCAGATTTCCCATCCGTGTGCATATCAAGTTCATTTACCGGGTCTGGTCGGCCCGACTATTGGTGGCGAGCAGATATCGGCTTGTCGGGAAGTACATGGGCGGCAGTTTCTGGCGGAATGGATTTGATGTTGTTTAATCCAAGTGCATCGTCGGCTGTTAATGGCGTTACCTTTGGTGGCGCACATCTTACTAGTTCGGTTACAAGTTCGTATGCAGTAACCGTCGATCCGTCAGCAAAATTCAACGTGATGAAACGTATTTTTATGCGGGTGGATGTTGAAGATTATCCCGCCCCAAGTACTGCTTCTTGGCACGATTACACGTTCATGGGACATTCGTACTTTATCGAAAACGTTGATAATTTTTTTACAATACGTAATTATATTAATATAACTGGGTATACTAGTGGGTTCCCCTCCTATACCCCAGTGGGTTATGCGCTTAATGTAATTCAAAATAGCAATTTAATAAACAGTGGTGGATTATATTATGATTATCATCGTTGGAGGCCCGAGTTCGGGCTTACTGCAATTCCCACAAAAAGTTTTTGGATTGATTACACTGAGTGTCTTGATTCCTCGTCAATAAACACACTGGTAAATTATTACAATTACACCGGAAGCGCACAAACTCTGTCGTTTGTCAGTGATTATGGTTCGGCCGGCCCCGCGGGGTTTGCGTGGCCGGCGTGTACACACTTGTTTTTCGGACAAGCATTTGGGGATGTACCGATTAATGCAAATTATACGAATCCTGCCAAAGTTACCTTTAAAGAAATTGCAATTTTTACGTCATCTATATCACAACAACAGGCCTTAGATTTCCGTGATGCAATGTTAGCACGGTGGCCGTAATCCTACGAGAATATTATGTATCGTATATTAAAATTTCCTAGAGTATTTCAATATAACAAAATACCGACAGCCTCTGATATTGAGGAAGTTGTCGGTGCACCTATCGAACTATTTTATTCCACTCAGTCTAATATACGACCAGACGTAATGTTATGTATCTATACACAAGTCAATCATACCACTCTACAATCGTATTATCAATTTTTTCCAAAATATATTATAAACCGAGAACTTGCGCCAAGTGGAAATATTGGCGGTAATATCACATTAGTTGCTACTAACGAATATACAAACGAATTCGTTTCGGCATTACCAGAAGAATTAAATTATTTACAAGAATATATACGACCGTTTCGGCGGCAGTTATCTCGTATACAAGAAATATCATAATCTATGGACAATGACGGATTCGAACCGCCGACCCTCGCTGTGTAAAAGCGATGCTCTAACCAGCTGAGCTAATTGTCCGTAAAAATGTGTGCAGAAGAGTGACAAATTCTTCTGTACTTGTGAGGACTCCGGTGTACTAGCGTCCTAGTATCGTGTCCTCTTCGGCATACAAGTGGATGCCCATAAGTCAACACACATTTTAAGTAGAGGTGGTGAGAATCGAACTCACTTGATGTCTTCGTCCCAAACGAAGCGGCTAGCCTTTAGCCCACACCTCTATACATCATACTACAAAGCTGCGGGTGGGATTCGAACCCACAATGTTTCTTATGTGCTAGTTTACAAAACTAGGGCCATCAACCGTTAGGCGACCGCAGCGTTAATACAATTATCAAAAAGCAGTGGTCCCTGTGGGACTTGAACCCACGACTCTTCCGTTATGAGCGGAGCACTCTAACCAACTGAGTTAAAGGACCATTCTCACATAACTAGTCCGCCCTCTGGGATTTGAACCCAGCATATTCCGCTTATAAGACGGACGCCTTCAACCTAGCTGGCTCAGGACGGTAAATTTGTAACGATTCCCCTTTTACTGGAATGGAGCCGTCGTTACCACGGGAGTAGTGCGCACTACTCACACCGTCGCCACAGGGTTGTCCTGCGACCAAGCCATCCCTATGTATGGCACGTTATTTCAGTGCATCCCCTGGGATTCGAACCCAGACCTAATAGATTAAAAGTCTATTGTGCTAACCGTTAACACTAGGGATGCATTACTACAAGTGCCATCGGTGGGATTCGAACCCACACTATGGAGATTTTAAGTCTCCCGCCTCTGCCGTTGGGCTACGATGGCGTAACTCTTTGTAACTTAACCAGTTGAACTTATTTTGTCAAGTGGACTCGGTGGGAATCGAACCCACAAGTGAGCCTTGCAAAGGCCCCAGTTTCCCGTTAGCTTACGAGCCCATTTTGGTAATATATTATGTCCATTGGAGAGTATATCAAGGCTCAGAGAACACTGGAAAACTCACATAATATATTACCTAGAGCGGTTTCACGGACTTGCACCGGACATGTCAGCTGGTTGCCAACCGTGCTACATTACACCAAAACCGCGTAAAACTGGCCTCCGTGGAATCGAACCACGCTTCATTGATCCAAAGTCAATTGTCTTACCGATAGACGAGAGGCCAAAAGGTGGGGAAGGTGATTCGGATACGTTCTAAGTATCCAAGGTTACCCGCACAGTCTAGAACTGTTCCCCTCCAACCTTGTGCAACATCCGACACGTTGCCAAGCACCTATCTCTGCGCCAGATAGGCCCGGCGGTAGAGTTCTCAATTTAACGTCAAATCACTCTACGAAGTTGACGAGAAGTACCGCGTGCGGGAATCGAACCCGCCTTCTGGCCTTGAAAGGGCCATGTCCTAACCGATAGACGAACGCGGCGTTGGGGGACCGACTACCTTCCCCTTATCGGAGGGTCACTCACTTGTGTAGTGGTAGTTCTTTCTACTGTCGGTCAACTCTTTAAGTATAACTTATCGAGTATTATTTGTCAAGGGGTGGTGGTGAACGGTTCCGGCTGTTGTCATATGTGTAATTCCGCCGTTCTTGTGCCTTGTAATAGGTGCCTCTATTGTCGTGACTAGCGACTCAACCCTGCCAACCATGTGCTAGTCCAGATGGTTGACTACCCCCGTCTTGGGAAGCAGGACCACCAACCCCGTATTGTCAATCAACTTTTGTAACATACATCCATCAACATGATTTGTCAAGGGGATGTAAACTAATAACTATATAAGATATAAAGAAAACACCCCGTTGAGTTTTTTATTATACTCAGCGGGGTGTTTTTTGTCAAGTGAGATAAGATTAAATTTTATTCACTAATTCCCGCAGTTCTGTTTTTAATTCTCGTAATTCTGCCCGTAAACCGTTCTGGCCGTCCGACCCAATTAATGTCACACGCATTTCTGTTTGTGTAATACGAATGTCTGACAAACTTTCTTGAATATCTTTAATTGTGTCCACCAAACTACTGGTTTGTTCATGGTTATCATTTAGAGCACGTTCTAAATTATATACTCGTCCTTCTAATTTTGAAATTCTATCTTTTGCTGCACCAATAATTTTGAACGCAGAAACCACTGCACCACCAGATGCCATTATTATACCGATAATAATCCAGAGTGAATTTAACGTTACGGGTTCCATCGTATTATCCAATATCCGCTGAGGTTAAAAGCGTGTAGGTAAAACTATTTCCATGTATATCTTTTGCTTTATTACATATCTGCATAAATAAATTAAAATCTTTTACACGTTTAAATACTTGGCACCCTTCGCTCCAATTTTCCACAAATTCTGATTCGGTTTTGGGGTTGGAACGATGAATATTGATACCAAATAAACCTTCTTGGATGGTTGTTTCATCAAATGTCATATCTTTATTTTTGTCACGATATACTTTGACGGGCTTTTGCTGACCCAATGCTTCATACTTTCCTTGATGCAATCTAATAATATGCGACCCACGATACTGATTTGGTACTAATCGTGCCACACCATTTGGATTACTGAATTCTCTGACGGCTTTGGTACCGGGATCAGTTGTGCATGGCCAGATATGAAATTTCCAAACACCACCTTCTTTATATGAAATTGTCATCCAATCATCAAACACGTTGGTGACTTTCTTGCCAGTTGAAGCGTTACGAATTCCTACAATGTTCACATCAAAATCTTTTGCTCCTTCGAACCACGCATATCCTTTTTTCTTAACAGCGGCTTCGATTTGTTCACGAGTAAACGACATAAGACATCCTCACTTAAAGGTAAACTTTGTTAATTTTTTAATACTATCTAACGAAACCTTATGTTGTTCAAACGAAACCGTTTTTTCTGGTTGGTTCGGAAATACAAATCCTAACGTGGTTTTTTGTTTAGTAATTTGTATCACTTTCCAACAATGTGTTGGTACGGTGATAGCTTTTACTTTCTGTTTATTTCCAATACATCCCGCAGACACCTTGATAGAATCATGAACCAATGCTTGTTCACGAGTCCACTCTTCTAATTCTTTCCACTGTCCACGATTTAATCCCGGATACTGCGGTGCCATATTCGTGAAATAAAATGATTCTTGCATAGAAACGGCATCACATCGTGCGTCGGCAGCCGGTGAGATATGACCTCTATCAAATCCAGAACTAAAATATGACGCCCCGACGTTGCTTTCACTGTATAACTCTGGGTCCGGTTCAAATTTATCATACCGTTTTACCGGTACCTTGCAGGTTAATTTTTTCTTGGTAACCACCCACTCAACACGCACTGGATACTTTCTCGCTTTTGAAAATACCGTTTGGTAATTTTTATGCTTTATACGAACAGTATCCTGTGCCTCAAGTGTGACTGCAAAAAATAATAAAATTACCGCTACAATTATTCGCATTGAGTGCCACAATTTGGACATTCTTTTGATGATGAACCAATATTCACATCTACATCAATATCAGATGAATTATCTTCGTACTGCCGTTCGGCCTTTACCTTATTGACAGGTGAGAATTTTTCTAACCCAGCAATTCCAAACGACCCAATAGTTAAATATACAAATGATTGATAAATATAATCTTTAATTTCGAGATTCACGCCTTCCAATCCCGTAACCAAATCAATAGTTGCAATTGCCACCATGACGGCAAATGATAGAAATCCAATTATGGTTTTTTCATTCCAATCATTATTATCTTTGAAAATTTCAACAAATTTTTTTAGCATACCGTACTCCGTAACAAAATGTAAAGTTTATTGTTTTTTACACATCTCTAATAGACTTTTATCCATGTAATACGGCGTAACCTGACATTCATTGTTGATTAACAACTGTGTGTTGAATAATAATCCATCAACCGAAACTTGTAATTTTTTAATTTCTTGATTTAGTGAATCAACCTGAGTTTGAGTATATACTAAGTCGGTTTCCATACTGCGTTGGTTGGTGGTGATAAGCGTATCAAATTTTTTACTTATATTGACCTCACTTTTGATTGCACCAAGTTCTGTTTTATTTGCATTTGACAACTTGAGATACAAAACACTTTGACCCACGATAACTACCACTAGCACAGACAGTAGAATTAATGCTAGTGTTTTTATTAGGTTAACTGTTTTGTTAGGAATAAACATGCTTATTTACCTCGTACCTTTCCTGTGGTTTTCATAGTCGTTTCACCCTTGGCAATAACCACATTATCTCCGTCAATTTCCACCTTCATATCTTCACGGGCAGCATCAAGTTGTTTAATAAGGCTCTTGATAATTTCAATCTCTGGCTTATCTTCTTTTTCTTTTGTTCCCGTAATTCCCGCCAACATCGTAATCAATGCCATAACAGCGGTTGATACGAGTCCAATAACGGCGGGGAGTGATTCTGTGGGTAAGAATCTACTGGAGACTACACCGACCACCACGAGTAATACAATCCACGGAATGGCACTTTTGCCGATGTATTTACTTGCTACTTCCTTTGAGGTTGACCCAGATTCTGCGCGGCGTAGTTCACCTTCTAATTTTTTTAATTCCAGTTCTGCGAGCAGTTCGGTCTTTTTCAGTTCGATATCAGCTAACAGCTTCGTCTGCTTCAAATCAACTTTTTTCACAGGTATCTCCGAAAAAATATTTACATAACAAAAACGCCACATTCCATAAGGGAACGTGGCGCCTGTGCGGTTCCCTAGAATACAGAGAACCTTTGTAATAAGTAGTTATTTTAACGTTATTTCGTGACTTCTTCGTAGAGTTTTTCGAACTCCTGGTGGTCAGCTACTTCATCTGCAAAGTTTTGCTTGTGATAGGTTTTAGCAAGTTTAGTAAACACTTTCTTACTAATATCAAATTCTTCACAGGCGTCACCCTTTAAAACCTTTTGTAAATCTCGTTCAGCTTCCACACGGGTAAGTGATGTGCTGAAGTCCTTCAGATAACCGACCAATTTTAATTTTTGGTTTGGGTCTAACTTTGATAACATAACTGCTCCTTAGATTAGGAATTTTGGTAACGTATGCAACCACACACGTTCTGATTGTGTAACATATTTTTTCATTGCTCTCCACTGCCACTCTGTCCAGATAAAATGACGGTCATAAAATAATGTACGTTCCATTGCACACACAATGCTTTCCGTGTCTGTCGGTGACGCCACAAAGAATTTTGGCATCCATGACACTTCACTGGAAGTAACAATCGGTACATCTTGACTGACGAAATCGGCTGAAACAATGTTAAATGTTTCGGACAACGAGGCCTGTAATCCAATATCCATCGTTTTAACTAACTGCAAAAAATCTCTGCGGTCTAACCAACCATGTTCAACTAGATTATGCTTTGTGCCTAATCCATCAAAAAACGCACGAAGATTTTTCAATACTTCATCCCCACGTGCTTCAACTCTACCGGCGTTGATGTGAAAATTGCATCGCAATCCATGTTTCTCTGCGTATTGTACAGCAGCTGCGGCTTGTAACAGATGGTTTTTCATCGGTCTAATTGCACCAAAACATCCGACATTAATGGTGTCACCGTTGACAAATAGTTTAGACCCCACTGCATTTTTTGAGGTTGGATAATAATTTGGTAGATATACTAATTTATCCTTTAATTCAGTGTTTGCATGTGCTGCTAAGTACTTGGACAAATCGCGTTGAGCTCGTTCAGAGTTAGCTGATACAAACACGTTTGGTTGAACCACGTATCGGTTAATCCAATCCATTGCAATACCTTCGTTTGATAGGAACGGCAGTTCACTATGTAATCGAATTATCCACTTTACGTTAGGATGTAGTTTCCGTAACACTTCAAACTTTTCTGGTACTACCCAGAGTGCTTCAATAATAACTACATCTGGTTTGTTTAGTGTGACTTGGCGGTCAATTTCATTATTATCAATAACTTGTACTAAACGTGAATCATATCCATTTGCCAGCAACATTTCGTGAACAAACATTGCTGAATTAAATAAGCCTGAGTGCTTTAGTAGTGTTTTACTGCCACCCGATTGATGTCTATACTTTAATATAAACAGTGTGCGTGGTTTCGTGCGGGGTTTCATAAGGTTACTCGGTTAAATGTGTGCGGAAGTCTGTTTATAATTACGCCACCCAACGGGTAAAATACAGTTGTCGGGGGCTTCACTGAACATTGGTGCTATATCTACTTCATCATAACCGGCCAAGCCCGTCCCAATTGCAGTCACTTTAAACCGCATGTCAGGATTCAGTCTGGCAAACTTTATAAATTGGTCTACGTATTTTTTAATTTTTTGTAACGGTAACGTTTTTATCTGTTCATCTTTTGTTGGGATTGCATAACTCTTGCCTTGCAATCCATGGCCTTGTCCATACACTGCACCGTAGGTTTTATAGGCAGTTAAGGCCGCACCCTTACCATGTCTCCCAGCCAAATTACTACCGAATACAAATATTTCATCCTTCATATAACTATCCTCCCAAAATTTAAGGACGAGGCCGGATTCGAACCGGCGTGGGATTTCTCCAAGAGTTTTGCAGACTCCTGCTTTCAGCCACTCAGCCACTCGTCCACTGCTACTTACTTCTTTTTTTAGCTACACGTTTTTTAGCACGTGGCTTTTCATGTGTCAATCGGATATTCTCAAACGTTGGGAATATATCTTGATATCCCTGTTTAATCAACTCTTGCTGGAGATATGGTAATGCAGTATCGGTGAATGCACGTTCTAGATGCGTAATAACCGATTCGTCATATCGACGAACCAATTCCATTTTATGTTTGTCTTTTCGAGAAAAATCCTCGGTTAGTTGCGTCAACGGCCACACAATACAATGTAACATTTCATGGATTGCCGCCGATACAATCCCATAATATGGATAATTTTTACTATTTAACAAACTTAGTCGGATGGTTGCCTGTCGGTACTCAGGCTGAGCCCGGCAGTCTGCCAGTGAGGCCTTCATGTGACGAGAATATTTTACTACAATTAACCAATCTTGTAGGTTTAGTTTGGGTTGAAGTATTTCTATGGTTTTAGCGAACAATACTTTCTTGGTAATGCGTTTTGGTTTTACCATAGACTGCTCCTAAACTTATAACGGGGTAATCTTGCTTAATGTGTCTTGGATATCTAACTGAACGTCTGGGTTCGAATCCTTATATATATGAATGAGTTTTCGTTCCAACATCCATGCACGGGTAAATAATTTTATAGAATACTGTTTATATTTACGTACATACCAAAGACTAAATATATTAGTTATTATTAGTACGACCGTAGATAGTAAATATATATGTTTCATATCCGAATGTGATGGGGGAATGTTTCAATTTAACACAAAAATATGAATTGTCAAGTACCATATATTAATATATATTTTTACCTCTTGACAATTTATAAATAGAGGTGTATGTTTAGGAAACATTTGGAGAACAACATATGATAGACGATACAAAATTAGAGAAATATGCGGTATATGTAAAACTTACCGTGTGGGGAGAGTCCCCAGAAGATGCAGTTGATTATGTAGAGAATGCAATCGACACATCTGATTTACTTACCCAAGACGGTATTATTGGAATCGAAATTGTTGACGATGAAGATAGTATCGAACGTATGGAGACAGGTTATGACGACGACACCGAAAACGAATTCACCGAAGACTACTAAAAAACTACCCGTAAACGACCGACTTAAGCAATCATTAAATGTACTATACGTGGTAATTTGTATTGCCCTACTTTACAAAGTAGGAACCACGTTGTATAATATTAAGACAACTAATGATGTTGCCAAGAAAGGCACGTCATGTCCCACGTTGCTGAGTATTTCTCGTTCTGCACGTGACACTTTGTTGGTTATGAAGGCCGAATCGTTGTGTACGGAATATGTACTCGACAATATCAAATAAACTTTTAACCAAATAATTAATGTCTACCACGGAAGTGATTTTAGTTGTTTCATTGGTAATTCATCTATTTTCAATCATTATTTTATTTTTAAATTTTATAAATATAATGAATATGAAAGTACAAATCCAACAGATTCATGCCGGACTAACGGCCACTCTCAGTAAGGTTTTTGTAATGGAACAGCTACTAACTAAAATTAGTAATAGTTTCAGTGAGTTCATTCGTTTGACAGAAAATGTAGTTGATACCGTTAATGGTTCTAATAGTAAGGTGATGTATAAAACTACCGATGGTAAATATACCGCACGAACTGTGGACGAACTAATTGAGAAAATTAAACGTGACGGTAACACTGACGAGTATTTTACGGACGATGAACTTGACAAGTTGAAAAAGATGTTTGACCCAGATGACGATTTTAACGACGAAGAAGAGGACTGATGTTACCCAACGAAAAGCAACTCAAATCTTTGATGAACAAGATTAAAAAGAAAGCCGAAAAGAAGTACGAACAGAAACAAACTGTAAAAACTGCAGAGATACCAGAGGTATCAGAAGATACGCAGTTATTCAATGAAATGAAAAAACTTCCTTTCACGGAATAAAATCTTGATGTAATGTGCGCACATTACAATATACAATATGAACAGTATTAATACGTCTTGACAAACGTAGTAGTACGTAGTATACTCATGTATACGTTCTATAAAAGAAAAAGAACCAAAAAGAAAAGAAAAAACGTTATGTTAAATAATTTTGGATTAGGTTGGAGAAACTTATTTGAGAGTCACGTTGAATACGTTAAAACCTCAATGAGTGAAGTAAATATTCTAAGTATAGAACGTTATAACGCTATGTTGCGTATAAAGTTTGAAACAGGTGACACGCACCTACAATTTATATTAGATTGTTTTGCATATAAAATTGAACGTGACTCAGCAAAAACATGTGAACATTGTGGCGAATACGGTTTTCGTCGATTTGGTGAGTGGTTACAAGAACCACTTTGCTTGTGCACCCCATGTTACGTAAAGCATGTGGATAGCATTCTTTCTCAACAATAATTTTTACGAGGTATTATGTTTTACGTAGAAGAAGATATTGTTCCAGTGGTAGATGTTATTAGTCGCCGTCTTGGACCAGCTGGAACTATGGCATATGGTAAGAATGTGCTCATGAATGTTACGTTGTCCACACCAGAATTCGGTACTGTATGGTATGGGGATTTTGAAGGGACGGCGGCAACACTACAGAATATTCTTACCGAACTGTCCAACGAAACGGGTTATTCTATTCAGAGTAATCACTAACCCCTTGACAAGTACAAAATTTGTCATTAGATATTAATTGTGAATGTGATTACGTAGGAAAACCACATTCGATACTATCAATCCTACATATTATTAAAATAAGAGGTTATGTTATGATGTCAGAACGAATTGTATCACCGCAGAGGTATGACCGCACAGTACGTGGAATGCGTAGTTGGTTGTATAGTCTTGTCCGTCGTCGTAACGGTTCAATGGTAACCGCCGATGACGCTCATGTGTATCTTGACCGACAGGGTTTCCGAAAGAACGAGATTTATACTCGTCTGTCCCTTATCAATTCCGTTCTCCGTGACGGTAATTTCGATGTAATTGGTCAGGTTCCATCAAGTCGTCCCGCAGCTAAGCGGCGTCGAATTAACGCATGGACGGTTCGTTAATAACGAAGGTTTTCAAAAAACACGTTATACTTATCAGAATAGAAATGGGGAATAATTTCCTCATTTCTATTTTGACTTTATACCAATAATTAAATGACTACCCTTGAAAAAGAAATTGAACGAATTCGATATGAATTGTCAGTAACGATTCCAGAAGAGTTACAAGAAGCTACCTTTTCAGGAGATGTGTTAGAAAGTTCTGAATATTCTGAAATTTTGTCTAGACAGTATTTTTTGAACGCACGATTAATTCAATTAAATAAACGTTTGCATGCTGAAACTACCCGTAACTCTGAATTAATATCGTATACACATGTAGGCGTAGGTTCGCTGGTTGAACTCTTATGTAAACGGACGCATGTAAAACGACAAATTAAATTAATTTCATGTGAAGTATCGGATGAAGAAACTTCATATGAAGAAGTTACGGTAAATTCCCCCATCGGAAAAGCATTATATAATAAATCTATCAATGATGAAATTAATGTATACACCCCGTCAGGTATACAACAATATCAAATAGTGTCGTTAACGACAATACATAATTTAAAAAGTTGACTTGACTTTTACTAGTTCCATATTTATATTACAGAGGTGGCTATGAACTCCAATAAAGAAAAGTTATATGTAACGGTTGATGTGGGACCATATACGGTTCTTTTAGTCGCCGAACTAGTACTAATAGTACTGAAAATTTTGAGTTATATTCAGTATTCTTGGTTACTTGTATTATCACCAATTATATTGGTAGTATTATCTGCATGTATTATACTACTAGTAACTTTCTTAAAACTGTTAAGAAACCACTTATTTTGACCGAGATTTTTATGAATACATTTTTAGGCGTGGTTATATTCATTGCGATTTTCTTACTTGTTTTACGTGTAATTACTAATAAAGAAAGTTCAAAGACCTTGCCACATAATAGTGGTACTGGTGTCGGTGGTGACGACGACACCGGTTCCAATGGAGATGTACCAAAGATTTAAATTTTTAGGGCCCGACCGGCTTCGACGGGGTGTAGATGATTAAGCGTTGTGTCTCGTTTGGTAAGACGAGTAAAACAGACCAAAAATACTAACTGGCAACTATAATTTAGCCCTCGCTGCTTAATTGCAGCCTGACGAATTAATCTGAGATGACCACATAGGGTTAATTTGTTTATTCATGTGGTATAGCCTTGATAGGAACCGTATTCAAGGTGATACTTCGGTTCTATGTTCAGTTTACGTTTGTTAGTTAACGAGAACTGAATGAATTTCAATAACTGACTACACACATAAATCCTTAATAGGAAGCAATCTCGGACAGGGGTTCGATTCCCCTCGGGTCCACTGTAGTACCATATAGGTTTCTGTTAAAGTAATATTACGGAGATTTGTATGTGGCGTATATTTTTATGTAGAATGGGAATACACAAATATTGTCTTGATGACGAAGATATGGTCAGACTAGAAGAAAAAATACGAATACTTCTTTATAGACCAACCACGTTGTATCATTTACGTACATCAAAACGATTAATTGAGCAATACGAAAAAATGATGTATATAAATCACCCATTGACAAATATTGAACGGTATAATAGTTTAGTTAAACTTTGGCAGCACAAATTTAAACTTTGGAAACGGATGTAATATGGTTCTGACACGACGTATTAAAAAACTTTCGAAAGCAATGGTATCAAAAATTTCTGGACGACATGTACTGACCTGTACGGAATGTAATGTCGAGGAAGTAGAAGTACCTGCCGATGTTGGTAAAGTAACGTGCTGTTATTGTGTCCAGAAAATGATTGCACCACCACCCGGTTATAAATCTAAAGATTCTAGTGAATCGAAGAAACCTCGTGGCTGGCATTTCAAGCAATATTATGAGCAGGATGGGATTGTATATTCCAAGGGTCAGATTGTCACAGATCCAGCTGAGATTAAGTTGTTGCGTAAGAATGGAAACTCTAAATCCAAGGATAAGACAGTAAAGACCCCTGCCAAGAAAGTCGGTAGAAAGAAGAAAACTATATCTACTAAGAGTAAAAAACCATGATAGTTCTACCAAATAAATCTGCACTCGTGTGGGAACGATTCTTACGAGAAAATGAGATATTAGTGTATAAGTTTATTATACGGGAAATTAAAAAGAATTTAGATGACCCGGCAGATAAAATTGAGTTATTTAAGTTTGAAGATAATACGATGTTTGCATGGATTCCCAAAAAACGTGTGTTAGACACATTGACTAGCGCACTTGACATATTCATAAAAGCAGAAGAATATGAATATGCACGTAAAACCGATACGTTGATTAAACAATATCACATTAATAAACTAATCTCAGAGAGATGATTTATGGAATTTGAAACAACTAGATGCGTTGTTCTCAATTCCACATATGAACCAATAGCAGTTGTTACTTCTAAACGGGCACTTATTTTAATCCTTGAAGGTAAAGCTATTGTTGTGGAAGAACATCCAACGATGGTGGTACGGTCACCGTCCACTACTTTAAAAGTTCCTATTATGGTTGCTTTAAAGCAGTTCGTTCGCGGTAGAAAAATTTTCAAAACATCTGCAGTCTTAACGCAAAGAAATCTGTTTATACGTGACAATTACACATGCCAGTACTGTACACGACATCGGTCACAGTTCAGGTCGTTTGAGTTTTTAACACGGGACCACATTATTCCAGAATCTAGAGGCGGTAAAGACACCTGGGAAAATCTTGTGACGGCCTGTTCAACGTGTAACAACAAAAAGGCAGATTACGACTTAGATGAAGTCAACATGAAGTTACAGAAAAAGCCAACCGTCCCGACGTTATTCGAGTTGTGGATGAAACACAGTCAAAAGCGCGTTAGTAAGATACTCACACAGACAACATAATATTTCAAAAGGTTATTTATCATGTTAGAAATGCACACAGAAGAAGTTATTCAGGAAAATTATAATAAATTCATGGCATACGTTGAACAGGATTCACGTGCCGAGCAGTTAAAGACTCTGTATAAGGTGTTTGAGACAGAGTTGGTAACTGCGCCAGCATCCGGAAAAGTACAGTTTCATAACTGTTTTCCTGGTGGGTATCTTGACCACGTATTACGTGTGATTGACACATCGTTGAAGATGGCATCCTTATATAAGACCTGCGGTGGATATATTGACTTTACCAAACAGGAATTAATTTTTTCAGCAATGAACCATGACTTAGGAAAGCTTGGTGTTGAGGACCAGCCATACTATATTCCACAGGATTCTGATTGGCATCGAAAGCGTGGCGAATTGTACAAGCGCAATGACCAATTACAGTACTTTAATCCACCCGAACGAGGCTTAATGCTACTTCAGAAGTACGGAATTCAGGTAACGGAAAATGAATGGTTGGCAATCAAACTGTCTGATGGTAATTATGGTAAGGGAAATGATGCGTATTTGGGAAGTGATACCATGAAAGTTAATTTACCCTATATCATTCACTGGGCGGACCACCTTTCTACGAAGGTGGAAAAGGATAAAATTAGATTGGATTTCAACATTTAAAATATTTATACATGTAAGACGCTCTATGGAGGTCTTATATACCATTGTCCAATAGTGGAAATGGTAACGTCCAAATATGGAGATTTTTATGACAAAGTGGACAATTCAGCGAGTACCAAAGTCGGTTATTGAAAAAGAAATGGAATTCAATCGTGACAATCTGGTCAACACTTTTGACCGATTCTTCGATGAAGCATTCCGAGGACAGTTCCCAGACCTCTACAAAGGATTTGGAATTGAACCCTTCAGTAAGGCGGCTTATCCAAAGGTTAATGTTCTTTCATTTGATGATAAAGTTGAAATTGAAGCGGAAATTGCAGGATTCCATAAGGAAGATATTTCCATTCAAATTGAAGATGATGTATTGAGTATTGTTGGAAAAGCCTCCCAACAGGTCGAGCAAACTGATAAATCTGTTTATCTTCTCCGTGAACTCAAACGTAGTTCGTTTAGTCGGTCATTTAGGCTCACTGACCAGTTGGATGCCGATAAGGTTGAGGCAACGTTCAATAATGGGTTACTTTATATTACTATTCCACGAAAAGTTCAAACGCAGGAGACTAAAGCTAAGACGGTGGTAATCAAGTAATTACAATCAAAAATGGAGGTTTAGTATGTGTGGATGTCTAATTTGCCATTGTGGTACCTACACTAACGTAACTGCTAACTGACTAGGGGGTGATCTTTTAACAGTTACGTTCCACCATAAAACCTTAAAATATGGAGCAATAAAAAACGGGTCGCCATCAGCGACCCGTTTTCGTTTACAATGTGTACGTATTACGTGGCTACAGATACAGCCCATCCCTTTGCAGTCAAATTATCAATCGCATCTAATCCAGTTTGATTCGTAATTGCTGCGTTAGTTCCACTGTAATTATTAACAAAGTCAGCATATCCGTTCGTCAACCCATTTGCATCCAGTGCAACTAATATTTGTGTTATCATACTTTCCGATAGGGCACCATCTCTCAAGTCAATTTCAAGTAAATTGGGTAATGTAGTAAACGTCAAAGAAGTTAAATTAGTATTATCAGCATACAGTATTTCTAAATTGGGTAGAGTTGATATATCTAATGTAGTAATCGGTTGGTAAGGTAGTTCTAACCTAGTTACATTCGGGAAATTGCTAAAAGAAATGGAATTAATGTATTGCGAATTGGTATTAGGACCAATTAGGCCAGCAACTAATAGTTTACTAACATACGTAGAAGGATTTACGTTAATGACAACGGACGTGGTTCCGTTAAGAAATGTGGGAATTGCTCTGTAAATATCAAATTCATACAGTGAATTATCAGTGGTATATTCTGTATAAGTTGCAGAAAATCCATCGTCGAAGTTTGCAGTAATCAAAGTATTATTTAATGTTGCCAAAACTTCCGATGATTCCGGAAAATAAACTCTGAAATTAAAGTTCCACCCAGGAGGAAAAAGTGTCTCCTCAATAAATTCAACACCCATTAAGATTTGCCCACCGGATGTAGGCTCTTCTTGAATTTGTAAACTTGATTGACCACCCCCGGCCGCCGCTGCGGTATTATTCACGGTTACTTGCATTGCTTGCTGTTCCATTAAATAATAATTGTATCGTTTTAATTGTTCATTTAACGGAAGTCTTCTGATATAATCTAGTTGAACAAAATGTTGCCAACTCATAGTATCTAGTATAATCATAGTAATTCTGATTGGTTGGAGTATATATAATATATAGTGTTCTATCCATTCCTTTTACCAAAATTCAATGAATACACGAACATCACTTATTACGGCAACGTCACTAACAGCCACATTTGTGGCTTTATGTGCGGCTATTTTCTCTGTCACGGGCATTGCAAAATTATTTGCAGGTGCTGCACTTAGTGCGGGAATTATGGCATCTGCATTAGAGTTAGGAAAAATCGTGAGTATTTCATTCTTATATCAATATTGGAAAGAAATTCCAAAAACTCTTAAATATTATTTATCGACTGCTGCTGTCATATTAATGATTATTACATCCGCCGGTATCTATGGGTATTTATCGTCTGCCTACGCTAAAGTGGCCGCTACACCCCTAGCGTTGACCGCTAACATCGAAACAAACCAGGGTAGGATAAACAGTATCGACCAAGATATTAAACGTAAGGAAGACCGTCTTAATCAATTAATAACTCTACGGTCCCAACAAGAAACACGATTGGACCAATTAGTTTCTAAGTCAACGTCGGGTAACAGCAGTTCTATTAGGATAGCACAAAATGCGTTAAATGCGGCAGACAAAAATGTTACGAGTTTACAAAACGAAATAACCAACCTTTCAGCTCAGAGGGATAGTTTAAATGGCCTCAATATTAGCAAACGTGTGGAAATTGAAACAAATGGTGATATCGGGACTTTCGTCTATATTGCAAAAATATTGGGAACTGACCTTGATACGGTGGTCAAATGGTTCACGTTCGTCATTGTTTTAGTATTTGACCCGTTGGCAGTTGCTCTCGTAATTGCTGTAAATTTTCTGTTAAAAGGTAGTACGGATAGTGATGAAAAGGTATATACCATATATTCCGATGAAATCGTAAACGACCCACCTACGTCGGAAGAAGAAAGTATCGTAGTAGAGGTACCGCAAGAACGAGTGGAATTTACAAATCCCAATTTTGATTGGAGTAATAAAGAACTTTGGGAAAATAATCAAAATGCAATAAACTATTATAACAGTCGTATAAATTCACGGATTTAATACTTGACATTGTATGTGTGATTTGGTAGATTACAATCATCTCAACTAATAGGTTATTTACATGCCCCATAATGTCGGTTATTGTTGTATCAATATGACGTTGCAGAAAAAGAAAATCACCACAGGTAGAGGTATGATTCAACGTACTTTCAAAGAGAAAGGCTTGAAGTATGCCTCTGAATTGGCACTTCTTAACGCCAAAGACCTTGTGAAGATTATTGAATGGAACTACGAAAATGACGTAGAAGTCTTTCGTATGGGTTCTGGAATTTTCCCGTGGGGAAGTGAATACGATGTACGTAACCTCCCCGATTATGATGAAATTGCCGACACACTGGTGCTTGCTGGTCAACTTGCAACATTCCGCAGTCAACGTATTACTGCTCACCCCGACCACTTTGTCAAACTGGGTTCCGTAAAAGACAAAGTTGTAGAAAATTCCATCAAGGATTTGGAGTTACATTCTACTGTGTTTGACCTCATGGGATTGAGCGCAACACCATACAACGCATTGAACATCCATGTCGGTATGAACTTTTCCAAAGAAACCGCCGACCGTTGGATTGCTAGTTACAACCGACTTTCCGAAAATTGTCGAAATCGTATGGTTGTAGAAAACGACGATAAGCAGTCGGCCTTTTCTGTAAAGCAGTTGTTCGAATATATTCATGCACGAACAAGTATTCCGATTACATTTGATTATTTTCACCATCAATTTCACCCAGATGGGTTGACAACCGAAGATGCAGCAAAACTTGCGGCAAGTACATGGCCTCGTTCAATTACGCCACTCTTTCATTATAGTGAGAGTAAGAATCTCAACGAGAATGTAAGTGGTAACCCACGTGCTCATGCAGATTATGTGTTCAATAAAATTGAAGACTTTGGACTTACCTTAGATTTTGACCTTGAGGCAAAAGCAAAAGAACTGGCACTATTCAAGTATCGGAGTTTACCATGATGATTAGTTTTGCAATTACTACACACAACGAAGGACAATATATTCAAGACTTATTGGACCAATTGGTTCCGTTTTGTGAAACGTCTGGTGATGAAATTGTCGTGGTTGATGATTTTTCCACTGACCCATTTACGATTAATGTGTTAGAGGGATATGAACGAGCTGGCTCTATTAAGCTTCATCAACATGCCTTAAACAAAGATTTTGCCGGTCATAAAAATTTCTTGACAGAACAGTGCATGGGTGATTATATTTTCCAAATTGATGCAGATGAAACGTTCAATCCAAATCTATTAACATATCTACACGATATCGTGGACAACAATGGCATTGATTTATTCCTCATTCCTCGCGTCAATGTAGTAAACGGGTTAACCGATGATGATATTAAACGTTGGGGATGGCAAGTAAACGAACATGGGTGGGTCATGTTCCCCGATTATCAGACTCGTTTATATCGTAATCATGTAGATATTAAGTGGGAAGGTAAGGTCCACGAACGTATTGTCGGTCATAAGACGCAAGCACCACTTCCCGCCGAAGAAGAATGGTCACTTTATCATATCAAGGATATTGACCGACAGAGAAAGCAGAATGAACTGTATCAGACTATTGTGAGGTAAATATGAAAACGGCACTAACATATGACGATATAACATTACTTCCGTCATACAGTGAAATCGAATCTCGTCAAAATATTGACCTAACAACACAGTTGACTACTAATTATTCTCTTAGGGTTCCGTTAATTGCCTCGCCAATGGATACGGTCTGTGACGGTTTTATGGCTGCAGCAATGGCCGAACTAGGGGGAATTGGATGTATTCATCGGTTTATGCCAATTGAACCACAAGCACATGAAGTAGTATCTACCAGTAGACAGGTGCGGCTAAATTCAACATGGACGCAACATGTTATGGCAGCAGTCGGTGCAAATGGTGATTATTTAGAACGAGCACAGGAGTTGACAAAAGCAGGTGCTAATGTTATATTAATAGATGTGGCACATGGACACCATAAGTTCGTAAAAGATGCTATAACCAATCTAAAAAAACATCTACCCGTTCATGTAGATATTATTGCTGGAAATGTTGCAACTCAACAAGCCGCAATAGACCTTGAATATTGGGGAGCAGATGCAATCCGAGTGGGTATTGGTGGTGGTTCATTATGTACTACCCGAGTAAAAACTGGGTTCGGTGTTCCAAATGTTACATCCCTTGAAGATTGTAGTGACGTAGTAACGGTACCAGTTATTGCTTGCGGTGGCATTCGTAACAGTGGTGATATTGCCAAGGCACTAGCAGTTGGAGCCAGTTCGGTTATTTTAGGGTCACTGTTGGCAGGTACCAAAGAAGCGCCTGGTGCAATTATAGAGAAGTCAAACGGTCTGTATAAACGATACCGTGGAGCGGCATCTTTGGAAACAAAAACGGTACACGGGCAAGCACCTAGAAATGTTGAAGGTGAATCAACCGTTGTACCATTTAAAGGTTCTGTCAATTTCACAATTGAAAGATTACTTGATGGGCTACGTTCAGCTCTGTCTTATGCTGGAGCAAATAACCTTCAAGAGTTTCATCCAGAATATGTGGTGGTCACCAATGCTGGTGCACGGGAGGGTCAACCACATCTACTAACGTGAGAATATTATGATGAAAAAACTAATTTTTATAAGTGTTTTGGCATTAGCCGTATTTATCACCGATAAATTACCCAACGTCACAGTAAAAAAGATTCCAATGTCCCAACCAACGCAGGTTGAATTATTCATGAAACGAGTGGCATACATTGAAAGTGGTGGAAATCATAAAATTACAAATGAATTTGGTATGATGGGTAAGTATCAATTTAGTCCAGGTACAGTAAAAGCGTTGGGATTTAATACATCACAAAAGCAATTTTTACGAGATTCCAAGTTACAGGATAGTGTTATGTTAGCTTACATGAAAGCAAATCACCGAGAACTTGCCCCGTTGATTAGAAAATATAATGGTAAGGTCGTAAACGGTGTGAAAATAACACGAGCTGGAATTTTAGCCGGTGCACATTTTGCAGGTAGTGGTGGGGTACGTGCTTTCTTAACGGGTCGAGGTGCAAATATTGCTGATGCACGAGGAACAACCATTACAAAATATATGAGTTATTTCAGTAACTTCAACTTACCGCAGATATGATGATATTGACAGTATTTTTAGCAGTCTTATGTTTGATACTTTCTTATGTAGTGTGGAACTTAACAAAAAAGATTTCGGTGTACGAAGAGAGTATAGAAGAATTCTATTCAGCATTAACCGTAACGTTAGCAAACATGCGGTTAATAGATTCAAGGCAAATGTTTGAAACCGATGACGAGGTTGGGACTGTATTTCAACAGTTAGTTGATATACTTTCCAACCTTCGTCCTATTTTATATGGGGTAGATGTAGATGAAAACAAAGAAAACTGATTTGGAAATTCGTAGAGCTAAATTAGGTAAGATGTATTTTACCGATGAAACTGAAAAGGCAATTGTGAAGTTTAATAAAATGGATGATTTGGAGGAAAGAGAAATTATCTTTCGTGAAAAAATTCATCCAGCAATAGATAAACTTGCCGAAAATGTTATCAATAGATTTAAATTTCCCTATATAGATGGAAATTTCGAAGACATAAAAAATCAAGTGGTATCGTTCTTAGTGTTAAACCTACACAAATATACGGAGAACAAAGGAAAGGCATTTTCGTATTTTTCGGTGGTGGCAAAAAACTATCTAGTGTTACATAATAATAACTCGTACCGGGATGAATTGCGGTCAACGCATATAGTTGACCCGTCCAGTGACGAGTCTTTCTTATTAGAAGAGGTGCTCACTACAAAACCAGAGGTAGAATCATCTCAAAGGGATACTAGTGATTTTATGGAGTTATTGATTCAATATTGGGATTTTAATTTGGACCGCATTTTTAAGAAAAAACGTGATAAGGAAATTGCAAATGCGGTTGTTGAATTGATGAAACGGGCAAATACTATTGAAAATTTTAATAAAAAAGCCTTATACGTGCTGATACGTGAGATGACGGATAATAAAACAGTGCATATAACCAAAGTTATCAATAAAATGAAAGCACACGTACTACAGCAAATGAAAGAATATCGTAGGTCAGGACATTTATCCGATCCATCCATGTTTTTCGTCTGTAATCAATAAAAATAACTATTTATAAATCAGACACTTTAAGGTAAATTATATGTCCTTAGACACAGAACTTTTCGATGGAAAAACATTATCAGACTTGTTTTCAGACATCTATAAAAATACAGATAAAAAGCGACAACAAATAGACCAACTCGTATTAAGTATGTTAAAATTAATACGAACGCCTGAAGACGCTGCCGTGCTGGGCCCAGTGGTTAAAGATTTTCTAGAGGTCAATGTTAAAAACGATGAACATTTAGTTAGACTGGCTCAAATTGCACAAAGAATAGTCTCAGTTGGAACGAAAAGTAATTCTGCAGGCGATATGTTGAGTGAAGAAGAAAAATTGCAATTATTAAATAATATAAAAACTGATTTTGAAACGGTTATTAATGAACAATATGAACTAGAACAGTCCATTCAACAACTGAACAAATAATATGGCATCTGGGAATAGATACGTTACTAGAACAAAACCTTCGGGTTTATTAGCAACATCAACAACAAGTGATTCTGCAAAATCAGTAACTAAATCCTATTACGAAGCAATTGTGGTGGATGTGATTGTTGATCATTTCCACCCACAATACTCCGCAGATGGTTATAATGTCGGTATGATAAAGGTACGAATTTTTTCTGTACATGATGGTAGAGATGACGAGTTGTTGGATTGGGCAGAACCAATGGATACAACTATACAAGAATTACCATTACTTGGAGAGTTTGTTGTATTGCATAAGTTTTTAGGTAACTTTTTCTATATGAGAAAGGTTAATATTGCACATAGACTGCAAGAAAATTCAATGTTAAAATTGAATGACGCATTAAATAATCGTTCTAAAAAATTAAGTTCACCCACTACGTCCGGTAATGGTGAAATTGAGTCAGAACCGCATCAATTTGGTGAATACTACAAACCTGATAGTAGAGTACGTCCTTTGAAGCACTTTGAAGGAGATGTATTATTTCAAGGTCGAATGGGACACTCTATACGGTTTGGTTCAAGTCAAATAGATCCAAGTAGTAAAGGAATGGCTCCTAATTTGATACTAAGAACTGGACAAGCAAAGGACGTTGAAACTGACGCATGTACAAGCGACAAAATCTTCGGATTAATTTTGGAGGATGTGAATAAAGATGCATCATCTATATGGATGACATCAGACCAAGTAATTCCATACGAACCCACTACAATAAATGTAGGTTCATTTTATAGATCTATAAAAAACCCACCACAGCAGTATGATGGTGCGTCAATTATATTAAACTCCGACCGGATTGTATTGGGTGCAAAGAAAACGCACATCATGATGTTTGCCCAAGAAGAAATTTACTTGAACAGTTTTAAAAATACGGCAGTAGATACCGACAGTAGTATCATATTAACTGCAAATATTGATATACGAAATTTGGCAAGCAGAAACATTGACAATATTGCAGACAATGATTATACGATATCTGTGGGTAATAACGTGTCGATTATTGCAGAAAACGCCATATCCTTTGTAGCAGATAAATTATATTTTGGTAGTGTAACGGGTGATGCTGAACCTATGGTCGGTGGAACAAGTTTATCGAAGTGGTTGGCGAGACTCATCGTAACCTTGATGGGAACGCCTTCAGCAGTACTTCCATGGGTAGATGCAACTACTACCATAGTCCCTCTCCCAGTCCCGGGCCCGGCTACTGCAGCACATGTAATCACGCCCGTTGGGCCGGGATTATTAAATCCAGATATTATGGCGGGACTGATTAGGTTATATGGAGAGTTAGTACTGCCAAATCCTGGTCAATCTATTCCAACCGCATTTTCGGGTGCTCCGTTTAACAGTGGAGATGGATTTGTTAAGTTAGGAAATGAAGTGCCTGAGATAGTAGAAAATAACTTTAAAACGGGTAAACCGACAGTTATTGAAAACAACACATGGACATTAACTGATAACTACTATAGGACCGTATAATATGTCAGATGCAATATCCAATGCAATTAATGTAACAAAAAAGGCTGCCACTGGAGCAGCATCATCTGCGGCAAATGCTGCAGCCTCCTCTGCAGCTTCTGCGGCCACAGCAGTAATACCACCTGCTGCAGGTGCGGCTGCAGAAAAGTTAAAAAAACTACCAAGAACGAAAGACCCTGAATTATTAAAGCAACAAGCAAAAGCAGAAGCACAAAAGTTAGTCGGAGAGCAACAAACTAAGTTGGAGCAAGAAAAGGATAAAAAAATAGAAGAACTAAAAGATAAAGCGGCATTTCTTGGGCCATTACTTGCAGCAGGTTTGGCATTATATCTAAAACCTCCTATTTTAGATCCAAAAGTATTAGCAACAATTGTTTTTTTAAGAGCACAAAAAGAGTTACGAGAATTGAAACAGAAAGTAAGTAAGCAAAATTTAAAAAAAGCAAAAGAAAATTTTACATTTCCGATGAAACCACCGACATCGTTGACGGCACTTCCAAGTATTCCAAAGCCACCAACGATACCAAAATTACCAACACTCCCGTTATCACTACCAACGGTAAAAGAATAACCCTCACATACAGGACATTTATATGGACAGGCAATTATTAAAAGCATATATACGAACTATAGTTGAAGAAGAGGTGAAGCGTGTATTACCAGAACTTCTTGCTGAAGCAGTTGTTGAAATAAAACAACTTTCTGAGAATAAAACGCAACCACCCCAGAAAAAACCTACCTTGGACCGAGGTAGATTATCTGAACTCATGGGTCTTACATATGATGGAGAGACGTTACGTGCAACTACAAACAATATGGCGGTACCGTTACCAGAAAATGCACCAAGAGATGTTGATCCAGAAGTAGTGAAGGCGGTTACTAAAGATTATTCACAGTTAATGAAGAAACTAAAACTCACTTGAGATGATATATGGCGCAGGGCATAGGAATTACTCTACCCCTTAAATTGGGAAATACTGGATATTTTGAACAATCGTTCGATACGTTAACACAAGTTAAGTCAAATTTTATAAATCTGATACTTACTAGAAAGGGGGAACGAGTTCATCAACCCGAATTTGGTTGTGGTATCCATGATTACTTATTTGAGCAACTTACCGCTGAAAATATTGAAGGGGCACGACTGTCGGTGGTTGACGCAGTAGAACGATGGATGCCGTTCTTAGAACTGGTACAATTTGAGTTAAATTCTGCACCTATTGACATCGATAACAATAGACTACAATTATACGTGGGATATAGGCTCAGAAGAAATCCGAATATTAGAGATACAATAATTTTGACGTTTTAGGAGATAATTAATGGCAGTAAACCAATCTATAACTAAAAAATTTACACCAAATTTTAAAGATGTAAATTATTTATCAAAAAATTTCTCCGAATTCCGTCAAAATTTGATTGAATTTGCTAGAACGTACTATCCAAACACGTATACGGATTTTAATGAAGCGTCACCTGGCATGATGTTTATGGAAATGGCAGCATATATCGGTGATGTAATGTCATTTTACATAGACAATCAATATAAAGAAAATTTACTACTGTTCGCCAAAGAAAGGCAAAATGTTGTAGCAATATCCCAAGCACTTGGATACAAACCAAAATTAACTGCAACTTCTACGGTGGAAGCGACCATATATCAGATGGTTCCAGCACTCGGCGCATTAAACAATTACGAACCGGATAAACGATTTTTTTTGAGAGTACTGACAAACTCTAAATTTTCTACAGACGTTCCTCCGATACAATCATTTAGGTCAATTCAAGATGTAGATTTTGCAGACGCGTCGGGTAGAACAATTAGAATTCTTTCCAGAGATATCAATAATGCACCTACAATGTATGTGGTATCTAAAAAAATAAAATTAGTGTCGGCAGATTTAAAAACAGTCACATTTACTTTTGGCTCTGCACAAAAATTTACGAGAGTAGAAATACCAGATTCGAATGTCGTTTCAATTGTTGGTGTAGTTGATAGTGAAAACAATCCTTGGTATGAGGTTGATTATCTCGGTCAAGATTTAATTCTAGAAGAAAAAAATATTTCTACACGTACGCCTGATGGATTTTTTGCAGAAGATACACTGGAAATAAACTCACTACCTCCTGCAAAATTGGCAGTGTTGCGTAGAAAACCTAGAAGATTTACTACTCGTGTAAATTCAAATTTAAAAATGGAATTATGGTTTGGGTCTGGAACTAATAACTTAGATGATGAACTAGTAACACTTAACTCCGGACAAATTGCAAATACAAAATATAATCAAGGAATTGCAAACGTAAGTTTAGACCCTTCAGATTTCTTACAGAGTGATAGTTTTGGATTGGCTCCGGCAAATACCACATTAACAGTGACGTATTTAGTTGGTGGTGGAATTGAATCAAATGTGGCATCAAATACCATAAATAAGGTAGATTTTCCATTAATTGCAAATTTGGGGTCCGATTACACTGCAGCAGAACAAAATTTATTTGCTGAAGTGGTGGCTAGTTTAGCAATAAAAAACGAAGAACCTGCTAGGGGTGGCGGTAATATAGAAACTGTTGAAGAAATTCGACAAAATGCCTTAGCATTTTTTAATGCACAAAACAGAGTAGTTACTGATAAAGATTACGTGGTTCGTTCGTTGGCAATGCCATCCAAATTTGGACAAATATCAAAAGTATTTGTTGTCAGAGACGAACAAATTAGCGAAATAGAATCTCAAAATCCAGAAACGTTGCTAGTAAATAATGACGCAAATCCGTTTAATAATAGAACGTATGTATACGATCCAGTTGCTCCAAATTCAATCAATTTGTACGTATTGGGATATAATGCCGAACGGCGTTTAGCACCACTTAACGCATTAGTTAAGAAAAATTTGGCAAAATATTTAGAACAATATCGTATGTTGACAGACGATGTAAATATTATTGATGCATTTGTGGTTAATATTGCAGTGGAATTTCGTATCATCGTGTACAGAAATTATAATATGAATGATGTAATTGCCCGATGTATCGATGCAATTAAACAATTTTTCAATATAGACAAGTGGCAAATTAATCAACCAATTATTATGAATGATTTACGATTAACAATTGGGTCAGTGGAAGGAGTACAAACGGTCACCGACGTTATTGTTACCAACAAATATAAATTCAAAGATGGAAGAGATTATTTCGAATATCGATATCCTATCGATGAGGCAATTGAAGATGACATTATCTATCCATCGCTTGACCCGTGTATATTTGAAATACGATATCCAGAAACCGATATTGTGGGCTACGCTAGACAATAGATGAGATAATATATGAGAACGTTTTTATCACCCACACAAGATACCACAATATATCAACGATACCCGACCATTAATACCGGTTTGGATGAAATTTTAGAAATTGGTAAGTTAACTCGTACGCTTGACGGGGATGTTATGTATGCATCCTCATCAGTCCGTGCATTAATTAATTTTGATATACCATCTGCGCAGCAATATCCAAGTAATGCAAAATATTATTTACATTTTCGTATAGCAAATGCAAAAAATGTAAAACGTTATCAGCAATTAAACGTATATCCGATATCAAGTAGTTGGGTAGAGGGTAGTGGATATTTTTATCAAGATGTGAAAAATATGCAAGATGGTGCAACATGGAGTGAGTCTGACAGGTTGGTAAATTGGACAACATCTGGCAGTGATTTTGTATCTACTCCAAGTGCTTCATATGTAATGAAAAACGTGCCTATCGAAGATATTAAGATTGATGTTACAAGTATCATTGCGCCCGTTGTATCTGGTAGTACATCGTTGTGGAATGGATTACTAATAAAATACCCCACGGGGGATGAACTAGATCAGAACAATAAAGGAAATATTAAAGTATTTTCTGGAAATACTCACACCATCTTTGCACCTAAGCTAGAAATTGTGTGGTCGGACCAGCAATTCCAAACGGGAAGTTTGAAACCAATACGTAACAGTAACGTGTCGATAATACCACGCAACATCAAAGAGGCATACACCCGTGGCGAGATAGATAAGGTGTATTTGGTTACCAGAGATTTATATCCAGATAAAAAATACGACTCCGTACAACGATATCGTAATACATATTATTTACCGTCGCAATCATATTTCAGAATAACCGATGATGTCTCTGGTACAGTGTTGTATGATTTTGATCAATATTCTGCAATTAGTTGTGATGTGTCGGGTTCATATTTCGTACTGGATACATCCGCATTGGAAATAAATCGATATTACACCGTGGATATAAAAATTAAATCCGGTAGTTTAGTGTTCTTCCCAGAATTTAAATATACATTCAAGGTAGATGCCGATGAGTAATTTTTTAGATTCATTCCTACAAAAATTTTTGGTGACATTACCAAAAAATAATGATGACATCATTACAGTAACAACTCAAAATTTTTCTCAAGAAGGTGACATATTTACCGTAGATACACGGGTTATAAATCCTAGTGTAATACCGACTACACAATCACTGGCAGAATTACAACCTGAAATTTCCTATACCCATCCGTTTAAAATTGTAACTCCGTTGGATTATGACGGGTCAACCATTATAGTCAGTCCAAATATTGAAACGCAGCCAACTGCATCACAAGGATATTATGTTCCTATTTATTTTGAACGATATAATAGAGAAGTAATGGCTAACATAGATAGAGATTTTACTGAATTAACACTAGTTTTTATTAGCGGTGATGACACCGTGGAGATTGGTTAATATATGCCAAATCAAACTAATTTTCGAAGTGATATTACCACCAAGACAGATATACGATTTTTAGCGTCTAGAGTAGTAAATAATCCAAGTGAATTAATTCTATTCGAAGAAATACCTGCCAGTTTTGGGTATGACAATAATGATAACGTAGAATTACATTTCTACTCTCTTATAACAAATGTGTTAGTACTAAGTATTACTGTCAAACTATCGGATGACGTATTAAAAGTGCATACTGTGAAGTATGCGGATAATACGTATAAAAATTACTTACGAATTGACTTTACTAAATTGTTTATAGATAAAAACATTATTCTAGTATCAGGTGATTACAGAGTTGCAATCAACTTTTTTGCCGATGAAATTGGTACATATGAAAACAAAATTTTAAATATAGATGTAATATCAGATTCTAGAACAGAAGTACAATTATCATTTAACAATTCAATTGACGCTCCAGCAATACGAAGTAATAATGTTTTAGCAAAAGAGTTTGTTGAAAAGGCATTCAATAAAATTGATGCAGCAGGAGTTGCAGAAAAGATATTTAAATCGGGTGTTCAATTAAACGACTCCACTGAAGGGGTAACTGCACGTAACATCATAGAACGCATAGAAGTGGTTGACCAGACATACGAACAAACAATAGGTAAAATTGACCGATTGGGTATACTCAGTGAGTTTGAAAATGATTTAAATGAATTTGTTATGAATTTATATCAATATGTGGTAGAAGAAATAATTATTAAAGGTGACGAACGTATACAAGAAGATGAATATAGAAATATTATAGAAAAAGTAGTTAATGAAAAAATTAATACGTTTTCGAATAGTGCAGACAGACGAATACAAGTTAGTTAATATTATTTAAATGGAATATATACATGGCTATTGGTGACAGTTGTAGAACAGACTCAGATTGCAATTCAAATACCTTGTTTGACACGGCGCTAATTTGCGTTAGCGGGCAGTGTAGAGAGGCTTCGTCTGGTGGAGGGTCATCAAGACCAACACCGACGCCAACGACTGCACCAGTTCAAACCAGTGATTGTGATGTTGCGGCACAAAATTGCCCACCTGGGTCTGTATGTGTGTTCCAAGGGGTAACTCAAACGGGAGGAGTAGTTGGAATTGGTGTTGGAATGGGGACGGGGATAAATTTTACACCAATTTATAGATGCGTTCCAGTGATTCTCCCCACGCCAACACCAGTACCACCCACACCAACACCAAGTCCAACACCAGGCCCAACACCAACACCAACGCCCACACCAACACCGGGCCCGTCACCAACGCCTACACCAACACCGGGTCCGTCACCAACGCCTACACCAAGTCCAACACCAGGCCCAACACCAACGCCAACAGTGACGGGTCCAAGGCCAACGCCAACGCCCACGGCTGTCATAATAACACCAACGTCAACACCGCAAGTACCACCAACACCAACGCCAACTGTGGTACCATGGAGACGTTGTATAGATGGTACACTTAGTACAGCACCAATACCTACAGATTATAGGTCTGCTAACTATTTAGGGGTTGAAGGTGGTATTTGTTGGGAACCAACTACTATAGTAAGTTTTGAACCGGATTTAAATATTGCATTAAATTTTATATACAATAGAGGCACCAACAGGTATCCACCCCCTCAAGTTATTAGGGCATTTAATCCTTCGTACGCGAGTACTTTTCTCACAACGTTCCAAACCAATCCGGAAATTGTTATAACACCTAGTACACTTACGTTGACACCTAGAGGTTCAACAACATTTACCGTAGGTATACGGTCGGAACTATATGATAAATTAGGTGACGGGGATTCAAGAATTAAATTAAATGTAGATATAACGGAACTTTAATATATGCCTCTAAAAAATTTCACAACGGGCCAAGTACCATACTTGGAAAATTATACACCATTTCCAGAAATTGCAGAAATAACGACTGTTGGAGATATGTTTACGTATGATTTGGCGCCAAATACTAATCCAACTATTATAGAATATGCGTTGGGAACGGACAATTCATATGTTGCTACACTTAATATACGTAATATTACTGCAAATGTTGATTTGGAAGCGGTAATTACGTATTCCAAAGATTGGTTTATTTTAAAGACTTCAACCGATGCGGTATTCGAAGATGCAGCAAATAATACGACGAAAATTACAAAGACGTTTAAACCGTCAGAAATACTAAATATTGATATTATGGTAAATAATTTTGTATTAGATTTGGCTCAGTTAGACAATCAACTTACTTCTATAAATGTAGCAGTAACAAATATAACTAATACGGATATTGCCAGAAGAAATGTTACTATTCAACCGTATAATCGCCGTGTACTTCCAAATTCGTTGAGGATAGAATAATATGAGTAATATAATACCTCTCACGGAAGCAGAAGCACTTTCTTTAGAAACTGCTAACGAGATTCCTCCAAATTACGTTAGAATACGTACCACGTTGGGTGGATGGGTGTGGGTGGACGAACAGCGATATCCTCAACTAGCAAACAATTATAGAACAGGTGTATTAACCGGTGGTGAAGCAGCACCTGCCGGTGTCTACCTACGTGCATTACCACCCGATCGAACTCCACAATCGCAAAGTGCCAGTATACCACCCAATCAAAATACGTCAAGTACAAACACATATAATAACACGGTCACAACAACTGCAGTATTAAGAAGCAAAATTAAGGTCAATCTAACATATCCTATTAAAATAAGGGTTAATCCTGAAGTAACGGCACGGCAAACGGCAAATGTTCAGTACCAGTTTCAATTAAAAGTAGATTTAATTGATGTGAACATTTCTCAGCCACTGATAAGTGCATCATTTGATTTCTTAAACGCTGCAATTAGAAATTATATAGATGAGGAGCGTGAACTTAAGACATTATTAAACTACGGTGACGATAAACAGACAGTAGTGGTTGCACAGCGATATGGTCAACGAGATTTAAATACCGTAAATACTATTCAATTAAAATTATTGCAACCAATTCCCGACGAAATACAGACACAGACACCTGTGTTTTTGAGTAGAGAAGTTGCAAAAACAGTAATTGATAAAATTAGAGTACGATTCCCTCCACAGATAGATACAACACCATACTTAAGACCAAAAAATTTAGGAGTAGCAACAGACTTTAGTCTCGGTAAGAGTTTAAACAATGTTACATTAAAATTATTATCACTGCAAACGGGTTCTGTAGGTGCAGACGACCTATATAAGAATAAAACGTTTGAGGACGAAATATTCAGAAAGTGGTACTCATACGACTTTGACTCCGCAGAACTAAATCTAGATTTTACAGACTATAATAAGTTTGTTTTTTATGGCTCTGCAACAATGCGTTTGCAGGCATTTAGAGAAAAATTAAAACTTATAGAAAACATCGAATATAACAGACAACAGTTTCTATCGTCATCTGTATATTCAATGCAAACATCTTCTGCTGCAGCAATTTTTATTCAAGATAAGAGTGCGCAATATGCGCTGGAAAAAGAAAACATCATTCGTTCATTTGATAGATATGAACAACACTTATACTTCACATCGGGGTCTACACTGCCATATACAGCATCTGCGTGGTATGCAGATACTGGAACGGAATTTAATTCTTCGTCATATTGGCCAAAAATAGGAAATGTGATTGCACCAGTGTATAGTCCTGAAGTAGAGGAGTGGTTTAGTACACAACTTGAAATTGCACAACGATACGATGAATTTAATGAAAATAATTTAATTAATACTATTCCAACGCACGTACGTGAACATGAGGAAAATTCTCCTTATATCACTTTTGTGACCATGATAGGACATTTCTTTGATACATTAAAACCATACGTTGATCATTTCCCATACATATACGACCGTGGTCTGGACCCAAATCAAGGATTATCGAAAGATTTAATCAATGAAATTGCAGAAGCAGTTGGATTTACTATGCCAACGGTTAATTCAATATATAATCTTGCCGATAATATTCTTGGAACTTTAGAGGAAGAACCTCGTCGTGACATTACGGCAGAAGTGTACAAGCGATTGTTACATAACTTACCGTTCTTCGTAAAATCCAAGGGCTCCAGAACATCGCTATTAACTTTAATAAAAACATTAGGCTTTAAAAATTCATTAGTAACTGTACGAGAAACTGGTATAGCAAGTTCAGGCTCATTTTATATTTTTGACGAAAATTCGACGGGATTGTATTTTAGTGCATCAACTGCAGTGAGTTCAAGTACAACGTCATCAATGATGCCGTATATACAAATTCCAATGCTGAACAATCCAGAAACATTACAACTGAATTTGGCATTGGATACCAATAAAATTACAACTATCATCAATAGTAATAATGGATGGGAGTTATTAGCCGTACCTCATCCATCTATACCAAAAATTGGTAGACTTGAATTACGTAATACGTCTGGGAGTTCTTCAATAATTACTAATTACGAAGAAATATTTGATAATGAATTATTCAATATTGCATTACGTAGTACTGTCGATGAAACAAGTTTACGTTTGATAAAAACTGAAGGCGATGATATATTATTCGATTCATATACAACTGAATCTGTCACATTCAATTCGGCTTGGCAAAATACACAGACGATATATCTCGGTGGTATAGGTACACTGTACGGGAATTCTTCATTCGTAGGTACTATCGATGAGTTCAGACTATGGAATGATTCTGTTTCTGATGAAATGATATTAAATACTGCCTTTGATCCAGGTTCAAATGCAGGAGATACATATACGTCGGCAGTTGAAAACCTACTGGTACAACTGTCATTTAATAAGATTGATACCGATCTACTCGTATCAAGTTCATTGTTATTAAATGAGACTTCTGTACCAATTAATCAATTATTACATGTATCTGCGTCAAACATATCAACGGGAAGTATTGCACGATTTAATAGAGTTATTCGACAGCTAGTGCCCACGGTTGGAACGACATCATATATATCTAATAAAATAAAATTATTGGAGTATCCTAGTAATGTAACGGATGTAAATGGAGTCAAACGGCTCTATCGTTCGAAGAGTTTACTAAATCAAAAAAATAAAAAAGTTAGTAGAGGTAAGAACAGAGTAGTTCTAGCAAACTGCCCAACAGAAATTGTAAATCAGAATATTATACGTAATTTTGGTATAGAAAATATAAATACTGCATTAGGTGTACCAACAACAACGTATAAAAATTTCGAACGTTCACTAGAACGACTAAAAAATTACTATAATAGATATTACTATGTGGATGTAGATGTAAATCAATATATCCGAATACTATCGGAAGTATCTTCGGTACTAGATCAGGTAGTTGATTATTTTATTCCGTCACGCGCAGCAACCTTAAAAGGAATAGTAATTGAACAATCAATACTAGAACAAACTAGAGTACCCGTAGTACGTGAGACACGAGTTTACGGAAATAACTCTAGAAAAACCTTACAAGCGGTTGGTTCGTTGACTGGTAGTAGACCTGATTATAGTGCAACGTATACCGTTTCTGGTTTAGTTGCACCCGAACCGGAAACTACGGCAAAATATACGTTGCTACAAGCAGAAATGGAAAGTACACCAGTTATCACAGCCACAACATCATTACTGACATCTTCGGTGGACGTAACGGAAAATGTGATACTTGCAGATATGCAAGACATAAAGGGTGCAATACTTACTATCGATGAAAATGTACTAGTAAGTAATTATACTCCTATTAATGGTACCATCGAATCACGTTTCTATGACATGAATAAGATTCCATACAATGATAATAATTATGGGTCCGTGGGCGCTGAACCATTTGATAGAATCTATCCGAGAAAATTATTAGGATTGGAAATCGAAAAAGACCGTAACGGTGGGACGAGAAGTATATATTTACCGGCATTATATGATATACCACCAATTGCGGACTTCAGAGACTTGGGAGTATACACATTCTTCAATCATCCAGAAGGAGTGTATAAATTTCCAGTAATTAAAAAACGTGTTGCATATATTCGTCCGTTAAATCAACAGTGGAATTATTCTACACAACAATTTGAAGGAATTACAACGTGGTCATTTGGTACATCATACAATTTAAACGATGTTGTTGTACAAGAAGTCAAAGTAAGTGAAACTAGTAGTTTAAATTTACAAGTTATTTTAGATGCCCGTGCCGGTAATAAAAAATATTATGCGTTCAAAACTCGACCATCATATACAGCCCCAGTCGATGGTACACGATTCTATTCGGGTAGCGTGCCATCCTATCTACCCCCTTCGTTAGATAAAGATAATTGGGAAGTGGTGCGGTTTACGCCGGAATTTGATTATCAACCTCGTCGTGTGGTATTTGACACATTTACGGTACCAGACCCGGTATTGACCAACTATAAATTAACTAGCGTTGAACTAGAGTCTGCAATTGATTTTCCGAATAGATTCGTGGATAATTATATTATACAAAATATATCTGGAAATTCTTTTATGACCGGCCAAATCATATTACAAAATATTGCCGCATTGTTGGCAATTCAAGCAAATACTGCCGGTATCCGAGTACGATTGTATAGAACTCCGGAGGCTAGAGATACAGACATATACCGTCCCGTAACACAGGCACCTAATATTGACGACGGTGTACTCGTAGACCTTTCTATAGATGAAGAAAATACTGCACAAATAATAAATCCTATTGTGACATTGGTATCCGACAGTTCGTTGTTGGAAGGTAAATTATATTATACTATAAATAACTTAACCCCTGCGGAGAAGATAGGATTTGTCTTGTCAATGTATTATTTTGCAATACAAATTCAACGGCGCGTACCATTTGGTTATTTGAGAAAGCATTATAGATATTTTAGAGATAATTCAACCTCTATCAAACGACGAAATTATTTGGGATGTAAAAATACTATTGATACTACAATTGATGGACTTTCTCCCATCCAAGTATTCTTGAGTGAAGGAACTGATTTAATTGTGGCCCCAACTCAAACGAACGAAGAAATAATTACTGGCGGTGGAGGACAACTAAATGTTACTTAATTTTTATGACTATATATTTATATTAGACCTTTCATAATCGGAGTTTACACATATGGGATATTTAACGGGAAATGAAATTACCGTGGATGCTATTTTAACAAAAAAAGGTAGAGAGTTGTTGGCAATGGGCCGGTCTGCTTTCGATGTTACGCAGTTTGCGGTTGCGGATGATGAAATAGATTATGGATTATATGACACGGCACATCCGCTTGGAACAGCATATTATGGTAGTGCAATTGAACGAATGCCAATTGTTGAAGCATCGCCAGATGAAACGCAAAATCTACGATATAAATTGGTGACATTAAATAGAGGAACAAATTCAATTCCAACGATACAAGTTGGAACGTCTGCAATTACGCTTACGTACAGTAATACAAGTAATCCTTCGTTCCCTATAACCCCCACCACTAGCGAAGGTACATTAAACGGCCCATCGTTTGGATACACGGCAATATTATATGATGCTGAAGCAGCCACGATAAGTAGTACGCCAGTACCAGGAACGAGTACCGTACCAGTATTCTTTGGTGATATTCCAATGACCAATGCAGTTGTTGTACGAGGATTAGATTTTACAATTAGACCCCGTGACGTAACTCGTAGAACTGAAACGCAGTTGGTAATTATAGGAAATCAAACCGGGGCAACTATAACCATCCCAGTTATAATTAATCCAGCAACTACTACCTAATAGGAAATACATATGAGTATCTATACAGCACTCTCAACAGACGATATCGTACGGGCATATCCAACGGTGGTGACAACTGGGTTGTGGTCCAGTGATACGGGGTCGTTAACATCGGAACTATACATTGACACGCAAAATCAAATTCCATTCAGTAAAGAATATTATTTTGATGTGTATAATTTGAGTCCAAGTGAATCGGCTGCAAATGCAGAAGTACAATTTTCCATTGCATACGGACACATTAACGGTGGCGGTTCACCTGGATTGGCCGAAAATCAAACTTCCACGTTATCTTCTAAGGCAATTTATAGTCAATATAGAAATTTATTATTAGACCCAAGCGATACAAAGTTTACATTTAATGGTGTTGAGTCTGACCATATTTATGTAATTAATATTCAACGAGCACGTATGCGTGAGCAGTTAGATCCGGGTAACTGGGAACTTCCGTTGTCGGGTGCAAACGGAATTCGTACGTATATTGATAACAGTGGCGAAGCACGTCTCAGTTCGACATTAACATCCACGACAAAAGCAGGTCGTGCATATGCAATTATTTCTGGTGCATTAGATGGTTCGGCTGGTTCGGTAACCTCCTCCACTGCATACAGTGGTTCTGGTTATGGTATAGTATATCCTGATTTGGGAATCATCGTCCTTAATCCAACAGCAATTTGTCCAGATGTAGGATTTTTCAATAACACTTCGGGTACGACTACTGGACCAAACACGGTGGCACTATCCACGCCATACTACAGTAGTTCAATTTTCTCGGCAAATAAAATTACTAGTACTCGTCCGATGGCACCAACTACACATTCCGCTGGTATAACCTACGGGGTGGAAAAATCTGCGTTTAATCACGCTGGACTATTTATTTCATTAAATTTAGCAACTAAGACAGGAAAAGCGTTCAAAGCGCGTTCTGCAGAAACTATTTCATCGACGCACTATTTCGTGCGATTAAGAAATAAATCGTATAACTATTCAAATAATCCGACATTCTACAATCCTGACAACGGTTCATTGTTGTATGCGGATTTTAAGAATAATCCTAAAGTATACATCACGACGGTAGGATTGTATAATAATCAAAACGAATTATTGGCGGTTGCAAAATTAAGTAAACCAGTTCCAAAGAGCTTCGATGAAGAAGTTCTACTTCGTGTACGTCTTGATTTTTAATCAATAACAAGACACAGAAAATAACTGACCATTACTTATATACTAGGTATATAGGGAATGGTCAGTTATTCGTTGAGAAATAAATTATGAAAATGTTTGGTACAATAAATAAAAAAGATTATTTTGTTCAAGAAGTATATAGTTCAACTCCTATGTCATGGCAGTTGGTATCCTCCTCATATGGTATGGAAATAACTTCTCCTGAGTTTTTACAAGGAGCAGTTATTGTAAATCGCGCAAACTTAAATGCAGAATTTGATGCATCAGATAAGGTAGTGCAGGGAACTCAAAATCCTGACACTGGGTTTTTAGAATATTCTTTACATAAATCTATAAAACATCTTTTTTATGACCGAGGATATTTTTATACACATGGAACGATTACGTCATCAAGTATTAGTGGACTTCCAGATGATGTATTCGTTATTAGTGTGGGACAATCATTTTATGGTGATAGAATTAAGCCTGGAAGCTTTTCTTTAACTATAGATGAAATAGGAAAGGCCGTGTCGGATGATTCGTTTGGTAATTTGTACGTAAGCCAATCTGGAACAGGTTCGTATGTGGGTAATATCTTTTATTCAAACGGTATTGCAGTAGTCAAACATGATACGGGTTCTATAACTACTGAAATTGGTTTGAATGGATTAAAATTAATAAGCAGTTCTATTCTATACCTAGACTATGAGAGTGATGTTAAATATCATCGACATGAAACCGTCGTGACATTAAAACCGACTGACTATAATATATCGGTATTCAATCCATCTATGAAAAATGTATATGAAATAAATGGAGAATTAACTGCATCATTAACGCAAAATAATATTAATCCAACTAGTGGTAGTAATGGATACAGTTTATACAATCTAATGGCTTCAAAAATAATAAAACCGTATGTAACAACAATTGGATTGTACAATGATAAATATGAATTGGTGGCAGTTGCAAAATTAGCCAATCCAATACAACGCACTTTTGACATTAACCAGATATTTATTATTAGGTTTGATACCTAATATTTTTGGAGAATAGTATGGCAACTTTAAAAGAATTATATGACAAGTCTACCTCGGCTACAATTAGTGAAGCAAAAGCCTTGGGAACATCTGATGGAAGAAAGGGTGTAAACTTTTTTGATGGAACGGGTCGTGGTCCGTGGAATCCATTATACGAAGGAACGAATGACGTATGGCAAGGTGAATTTGTTGAAAACAAAGAAGGAAAAAATGTAACTCCTGCAGCTACTAATAATAGCACATATCCACTTAGTAGATGGAAAGCCGATGCATTAAAGATTGCATTTGAAGGCAAGGGTCCAGCAAAACTGTCAGCCGGGTATTTTGGAAATACACGCTTTACCGAATTTAAAGATACTGCAGGTAGATGGACACCTGACGGTTCTAAATTACACAAATATGCGCCATTAAAAGGAAAACAATTTGCAGGTGGAAAGTCCGACCCAGGATTGAACGTATGGGCAAACACTAGAGTTGTGTCCAGTGCAACGAGTACGAGTGTACGTGGTTCACAGGGTTAATTAATTTATAAAGAGGTTATATGAAAACTCGCTCCGCAAAAAATAAAGGAAAGCGTTTACAAAACGCTCTCCGTGATTTAATACTGGAACACTTTCCGCAATTAGAACCAGATGACGTAGTTTCTACGCTGATGGGAGACTCGGGGACGGATATCAAACTAAGCCCTGCAGCACGGAAAGTGTTCCCGTATTCCCCCGAATGTAAAAATCAAGAAAAATTGAATATTTGGGCATCGTTGGAACAGGCAGAAAAAAATACTAAAGAAGGGACAGCACCCGTACTATTCTTTAAAAGAAACCGTACCAAGATGTATGTGGCAATGGATGCAGAACATTTTTTTGAGTTGATAAACCGTCTCCAACAACTTGACAAAAATTAATGTTGTTGTTAACTTGTAAGTATGATGATACTTACACTTCTCCAAGAACTATTAGGTAGTTATATTCAACAAAAGGACGAGTATTTATTTACTTGTCCTTTTTGTTCACATCCAAAAAAGAAATTATCAATTAATATTTTAACCAACAAATGGAAATGCTGGGTGTGCGGTAGTAAAGGTGGACATATTATTTGGTTATTAAAAAAACTAAATGTTGCCAAAGCGTTACTACAAAAATTTAAAGAAGAACTAGGTGAAGTAGAGATTCAGAAGTACAAAACTACCACAGTAGAAACAACATTACAGCTGCCATATGAATACAAACCACTGTGGAAAGTAGAAAAAAATTATTCATATTACCACGCAATTAGTTACTTAAAACAACGAGGAATTACCGCAAATGACATTCTACGATACCGTATCGGATTTTGCACAGAAGGCCCGTATGCTAATCGAATTATACTTCCTTCATATGATAGGAACCATCAGCTCAATTACTTCACCGCCCGACTCTTCTACGACGAAGGAATGAAATATAAAAATCCACCTGTGAGTAAAAACATTATATGTTTTGAAAATATGGTGGATTGGAATGAACCAATAATTTTATGCGAAGGGATGTTTGACGCAATCACATTGCGTAGAAATGTGATTCCATTACTTGGCAAAAATATACCAAAGGTATTAGAAAAGGCCTTGATTGAACATCATGTTAAAGATGTTATTATTTTTCTTGACGAAGATGCACGAACCGATGCGTTAAAGTTAGAACGACGATTATTGACACATAATATAAATGTTCGTGTAGTTTTTACACAAGGTAAAGATGCAAGTGATATGGGATTTGAACAAGCGTGGGAAGAAATTTCTTATGCCAAGCAAACAAATTTTAAAGAATTTATTACGCACGGGTTATTTAAATGAAAATAAATGTTCCATTTACAAAATTACGACATATTGTACATCTAGCAGATATTCATATTCGATTGTTTCGTCGTCACGAGGAATACGAACTTGCATTCGAACGACTGTATAGTGACATTCGTTCGAAGCAACTAGAAGATTTCGTCATCGTATTAGCCGGCGACATCGTTCATGCAAAGACGGACATGAGTCCAGAAATGGTTGAAATTACCTCTCGTTTCTTGAAAAATATTGCAGATATTGCTCCAACGATTTTGATTGCCGGTAATCATGACTGTAATTTAGCAAATACTAATCGTATGGATGCATTGACTCCACTAGTGAATAATCTCCAGCACCCACAGTTATATTATGTTAAGGATTCTGCAATTGTAACAGTGGCCGATACACAGTTTGCTGTCATGTCTATTTTTGACGAGCATGATACGTGGCCAGTTGCAACAGAACTAAACACTCCACATAAAATTGCATTATATCACGGACCAGTTCATGGTGCTGTGACTGATGCAAACTTTACGATTACAAACCGTCATGTAAATATTTCTACATTTGATGGATTTGATATGGTATTACTTGGAGATATTCACAAGCCGTCGCAGGTTCTTAAAGAACGTAATCCAATTATCGTGTATCCTGGTTCACTTATTCAACAGAACCACGGCGAAACACTGGACCCACACGGGTGGTGTTTGTGGAATGTTGCGGCACGGTCATTTGAGTTTGTCCCATTAGAAAACGATTATGGATATGTAACACTTGAAGTATATAACTCACGTATTACATACCCATCGAACATGCCTAAGAATGCTAGAGTGAGATTGTTCACGGGAGATATGGATACTACGGAAGTTAAGAAACTCATTACAACACTTCGTAATAAGTACAACATCATCGAAATGTCGGTCAATAAGAATAGAAAGCCGTCAAACGTGAACACAAGTACAATTCAGTCACATGATATATTAGATTTAACAAACGTTTCGTTACAGAATACGTTAATCAATGATTGGTTGGCACAGAAATATAGTACGTTGGATGATACTGTATTGAAAGCAATAGAACAAATTAATAAAGATTTGAATTCCAAAATTGTTCATGATGACCAATCCCGAAATATTCATTGGCGCCCACTACTCTTTAAGTTTTCTAACATGTTTTCATACGGGGAAGATAATGAAATTAATTTCTCTGACATGAAAGGATTGTATGGAATTTTTGCTGCAAATGCCTCTGGAAAGAGTTCTATTATGGATGCACTCATGTTTTGTTTATACGACAAGACCCCGAGAGCATTTAAGGGTGACCATATTCTAAACAATCGTAAAGATTCATTTACCTGTGAACTTGCCTTTGAAATTAATCATGAAACGTTTGGTATTAAACGCGTCGGAACTCGTAAGAAAAATGGCGATGTAAAGGTAGATGCCTCGTTCTGGAAGATATTACCCGATGGAAGTCAGCAGAATTTAAACGGAGAAGACCGTCGTGATACGAATGCTAATATTCGTTCATATGTCGGAACCTATGAAGATTTTGTCATGACTGCGTTGAGTAGTCAGAATAGTAATGCGCTCTTTATTGACAAGTCACATTCTGAACGGAAAGACCTACTCATTCAGTTTATGGGATTGAATATCTTTGATAAATTATTTGATGCTGCACATGATGAAGCAAAAGAAATCACGGGCATTCTCAAACGGTTTAAGAAGTCTGATGTAACAGACCAACTGGCGGACGTGCATCAAAATCTTGTAAAAGTCACCGATAGAATTGATGAATTTGAATCGGGGAAGGAAACGTTTGTACAGACATTATCAGATATAGAAACCCAGTATAAGGAGAAATATGCAACCAAGCGACCGGTTCCAGAGACTTCGGGTAATTGGACTGACTTACAAAATAGATTAGTAACTACTGAAAAGAAATTAAAGACTGCTCAGGAAGATGTTGCTATTGCGGAATACGCATTAATTTCCAGTGAAACCGATTTGAAGGAAGCCACCACACATTTCAATGATTATGATATGGTTGCCTTACAAGTATCATTTGACAAGTGGAATGAGTTAAATGAGTTGTCTAAGAAGAAAAATAATAGTATTCGTGTATTGAATACTAAGATTCAAGAAAAGACATTGTTTAAGACAAAATTGGAAGCATATAAGTATAATCCAAACTGTGATGTCTGTGTAGAAAATAATCGTTCTGTTATTGAAGACGTTAAGTTGACCAACGAAGAGTTAGATAACTTGTATGCTGAACGAATTATTGAGGAAGATGCAATTCGAACTATTGCTACGGAATGTTCGGAACATGCGTGGAATAAAGATTCTTACGAAGAAGCACTTGTTCTCAAAAAGGAATTAGTGGAACTTGGTCAAGAAGTGGAAAAATCTAAAAACGTATTAGTTACCGCAAAAAATACCTTGGAAAAGGTGGAAATTTCGTTGGGTAAGATTCATGATGAAATTTCGGTATACAAGACGAATGAAGAAAATATTCTACACAATCAGACGGTCGAGAAAGAACTACAAGTAATACATCGTAATATTGCAGATACCAAACAAAATATTGCCAATATAGACAGAGAACTTCGTTTATTACACGGTGACCTATCTGTACTTAATGCTAAGAAGACTGAGTTAAAAAATAAATTGAAAGAGGCTGAAGAACTGGAAATTACGTATGAAGCATATAATCATTATATGCTGGCAGTTGGTCGTGACGGGGTGCCATATGATTTGATGAGTAAAGCAATACCAAATATTGAAGCAGAAATCAATAATATCCTATCTCAGATTGTTGACTTTTCGGTGTCACTTGAGGTGGATGGAAAGAACATTAACGGAAAATTATCATATGATAACGATCGGATATGGCCACTTGAAAACAGTTCAGGTATGGAACGATTTATCACTAGTTTAGCAATCCGAGTTGCTCTACTGAACGCAAGCAATCTTCCGAAGTCCAACATGTTTATTATTGACGAAGGATTTGGGGTACTTGATGCCGACCATCTTCATTCTATGCAAATATTGTTTAATTTACTTAAATCTCATTTCGACACTATACTTATAGTAAGTCACTTAGATACAGCAAGAGACATGGTAGACAACCTCATAGAAATTAAAAAAGAGGATGGATATTCCAGTGTATCTATATAAATGGGATACTGAATGCCAAGAACCAGAAAGTCCACATTAGCTTTAAATCTTCATAAATACGATGTATTAATTGAAGACCAAGGTACACGTTCCGACTACTTTAAAATTAGCCAATTTGACGGTTATTTTTACGGTGGTCGAAACGCGTTTCTTATTGCCGGTGCTGGAATATTAAAACCTAACTCAAAAATATTAGTAGAAATCTTGAATAAAGATGGGACATCGGTGTATAGTGCACCGGTGTCGAATTTTATTGAAGGTAACTCTAGATTGGTACAAATTGAAGTATATAGTGATACGCCTATTGGACCGGGTAAGGTCGTAATACTGGGATGTGCAGAGTTTTACAAAAACGGAACACCGATACCACCAGAGTGGCGTGACAAATTTAATGTGAGATGGACTACCGATGTAATCATTTCACCACGAATTGAAAACAAAACTCCTATTCGATTTGCAAAACCACCGCAACTAGTCGTAGAGGAAAAATTCTACCTAGAACCCAGTTATTCTGCGTTTATACAACGATTACAAGAACCGTTGGATATTAAATTTGACCCCACATATCTAAATGTGTTTCCAAACGGGTATCTATTAGAAATAACTGGTCCTACCACTGCATCAAAATTTTCGTCGGAATTTTTAAACGGTAGAATTACTGGGTCACTGTCCTACTCAGCACCCGGAGTTTCTCAAAATTTAAATGTATCGTTACCTATAACGAAAATTTTCAATAGTAAACTTGCAGAAAGTAATGGTTCTCTATTATATACCGATAACAATACCTTAATACTGAATGGATTTTTTAGTAGTAGTACACTTTACACTACGAATCTTGATAAACTTGGTAATGTAACGGTAAGCGGCTCGTTGTCGTTGGAGTACGATAGGTTAGAGGTAGCTAATACGATTTATGATGTATCTTACGCAAAAATTCGTATTGTAAATCTAAGTACATTGTCCGGTGAAATTCATAAAATTAGAATTTCGTATAAACCTGCCGCAGAACCTGGTGAATATGTTGTATTAGGCGATATCACCACGGATGTGGCAGAATTATTTGCAGTAGATAGTTCCAGTACAGTTTTACCAACCGGTATATTTAATAGAAATTTACTTGTTGATGACTATTGGTATACTGCCACAATGTCATTGCAAAAAAATCAAATAGAACCAACCTTACCAACATACTATAATTCATCTTCATTAATAACTACGAAAATTACGTCTTCGCAAGTAGACTTACTGGACGCAATAAATGTAACTCCGCAGATTGTTGGTAGTTCGTATGTAAATAATGTGTCATACTTTATTGGTAACAGGTCTACAAATAGTCTTAGATTATTTCCGAACAGTGAATATACATTAACGTTTGATGCAATTGCCAATAAGTACTCGGGCTCAACGGAGTTAGCACAGTCTGATTATTCTATGGAAGTGTATTTAATCACTCAAGAAACGAGTGGTTCTAGAATACTTACACCCGATGCTCGTGGACAGTTAATTGGAACATTAACACCAAATGCAACGTTCAAAAAACAAAATTTTGAAAATACCCAGTTTAATTTTATACCAAACATTAAAGATGCAAGTATAGTAGGTATACGATTCGTAGTGTATGGGGGCTGGTGGAGTATTTCAAATATTTCCGTAAAAACTGCAACTGAAGACTTCTTTAGTCCCGATGAAGTGGATACACTACTTCAAAACTTAAATTATCGAAATAAAGTTTTGACGTTCAAGGCAGATTATTTAGATATTAACAATAATTCTATTGGTATATCGACGTTATCCACTCCAACCTATTTCGTTGGTTCAAAAACCACACCGTTTGATAGTAGTTCGGTTGCTTCATCAAGTTATGCATTTACTGCATCGTATGCATTAAATGGTGGAAGTGGGGCTGGATTTCCGTTTACTGGAAGTGCTGTTATTACCGGCAGTCTTAATATAACGGGCTCATTTGCATTTACTGAAGGTGGTACCTATATCACCGGCTCTGCATCGTTGGCCGATATTGATGGTGCTGCATTTGCTTTGTCATCGCAATATTTAGTCCTTTCGCAAAGTAGTAATCTCACCAATGAAAGAGTTTTATCGTTATCAAGTAGATTTTCTGCAAGCGATGGCGGGGCAAATAATAATTATACAGTAGATTTATCCAATAATATGAGAACGTCTACGGTTGGAATAATTATAGATGGTGGTGGCTCCGCAATAACCACCGGAGAAAAAGCAGAAATATTAATTCCATTTAGTGGTAGTATACAATCATGGGCGTTACTTGCAGATAGGTCGGGAAGTATTACAGTTGATATTTGGAAAAGTACATATGCAACATATCCACCAACGGCATCCAATAGTATTGTAGCATCAGAAAAACCATTTATATCTGCAAGTGTGAAAAATACATCATCGTCATTAGCAGGATGGACTGCCTCTATAAATAAAAATGATACATTAAAATTTTATGTGTCGGCAAGTAGTACTATACAACGTGTGAATTTAACTTTAGAACTTCTACGATTATGATAATATACGAACAAAATTTTTTTGGTTTGACTACTTCCAATATAGCATCAAATTTTAAACTAACTTACAATGTGCAAGGCGTGGGTGCCATCTATTCTAGATGGCCATCTAATACGTCTGGGGCAAATATGTATAATTCGTACCTACTTGCAGGTGTAACGGGTTCAAATCCAATATACTGTGGCATGGCAGTTCGCCAAACTGGAGGAACTTTTCTACTACTTATTAGACAGAATGGTACAACTCACGTTGACCTCGTATCAAGCAATGGACTAATTACGGTGCGTAGAGGTGGCAGTACTACATTAGCAACATACACCATACCAAATTATGTGTCTAACAATTGGTATTATTATGAATTTGGCGCAGTTATAGATGATATTTCCGGAAGTGTGCACGTAAGACTTAATGCACAAACGGTAATTAGTGCATCTGGACTAGATACGCGAAATGGTGTATTGGCATATGCTGATGAAGTGAGAGTTGATCAACAGAGCGACTTTACATATATAACGGATTGGTACATAACAAACACACAAGGAAGTAATCCTGCAACCAACGGATTTTTAGGCGATATACGAATATTTTCAACGACACCAACCGCATCAGGTGATACGATAAATTTCACACCGCTGTCTAGCTCAAATGCATTAATGGTAGATGATGGAAACTCCCCCGATAACGATGTCACGTTTGTATCGGCATCGCTTCCAAATAGTATGGACCTATACAAAACGGTGGAATATACCGGGTCAGTTACACAAATATATGGGTTAGGAGTTAAAGCACTTGCACGAAAGACGGAACCAGGTTCACGCGCTATGCAGATAGCAATTAAAAGTGGCAGTACGTTTGCATACTCCCCAAGCGAATCAATATTGGACAGTTATCGATATCATGCAGGAATATTCGAAACAAATCCAAATACGGGGACACCATGGTCTTCGTTGTCTGATGTAAATAATACACAAATTGGTTTTACAATTTTATAATTTTTATTGGAATAGTATTATGACGTTATTACTCTACGAACCATTTGATGAATATGAATTAAATTCAACTGTGTTTAGAACAAAATATGGTATGGGTGGTAGTAATACTTCTACCTTAACTAGAAATCAATCGGGTATAACGGGTAGACCGTCCGGTTCAATATTTATGATAGGAAATAATATTAGTCCCTACACATCGGATTTCTCTTTTCAAAACAGTCATAGAGAAATTATTTGTTATGTGGCGGTATACCCGGTGACAAATGTCTCGACTGCCTTAATTGAATTCCGTAATATGGGGACGTTATTATTTGGTATAGCTCCTACTCCCAGTACTACTACTATATATAATTCTATTGGTACAATATTCTCGTCAACTGCAACAGTTCGATTCAATTCATGGAATTTTCTTGAAATACGTTCGGTAATTAGTAGCGCTAGTCTTGGTAGTGGAAGTGTACAAATAAAAAATAATGGACAGTTATTATTTTCTGCAAGTGGTTTAAACGTGAATGCAAGTAATGTATTTCCAGCAGTCAATGTGTTTAGAATAGACAATAGAATTAATCCTGATCGAATCATACTTATAGACGATTTACTAATATTAAATACCTCGGGAGTGTCATTTAATACGTCAATTGGAAATGGTAATTTTTTTATGGCAAGTTATGTTCCATCCGCATCTGGATTTTATACTCAAATGACTTCTTCCGGGGCAACGACTGATGCAAATGCAATTAACGAACGTCCAAACGATGGAGACACGAGTTACCTAATTGCATCAGCTTCCGGAATCTTCCCCCTCAGAGAAACATTTACACTACGACCTGCAAACACCGCATCGGTATTTAGTACAATACCAATATCATCATCAATTGAAGCAGTGTTAAAAAAATCAATTGTTAGAGCGGATGGACCGGATTTAATGGGAGTCGAACATTTATTACGTATTAATAGTACCGATTATACCGGAAGTAATGCTATTTCTGCATCTATAACATATACCGATCAATTCACTGGATGGGAGATAAATCCTAACACAGGAAACAAATTCAGACCTGCAGAGTTTAATTCATTGGAGGTGGGTTTTAAAAGAGATTCATAATGTCCACTGATTTACGAGTTACCCAAGACTTAACCACTACATTAATAGGATCCGGTAGTTCTGACGTTAGAATTACCCAAGATTTAACTACCGTACTAATAGGATCCGGTAGTTCTGACGTTAGAATTACCCAAGACCTAATAACACTAATAGTCGGGGTAGCTGAAAGTAGTTCTTTAACAAGAGTGTCCTCTGTATTTGATAATATTTTATATACGAACACTGGTTCCGTAGTAAATGTCTCCTCAGTGTTTGATAATATTCTATACACAACCACGGGGTCAAACGTAAACGTATCATCGGTGTTTGATAATATCCTATACACGAATACCGGGTCAAACGTAAACGTGTCTTCAGTATTTTTAAATATAATTATATCAAACGTCACAAGTAGACCATTTGCATATGCATACATTATTGATTAGAGAATAACACTATGGCAGGAATTATTGTAAAAAGTAACCCAACATCAGGTTCCACACCAGATCCACAATATTTGGCAGTCGGAGAATTAGCATTTAATTCTTACGATGGCCGGCTATTCTCTAAAAAACATAATGGTGAATTGGTATTACTGAATTACAAGCCAAATCCAACTGCCTCTATTGCGGACACAGCAAATTCTTCTTCATACGCATTAACTGCCTCGTATGCGTTGAATGGCGGTGGCGGTGGAGGTGGTCAAGCAATTTATACGAAATATGACCCATTTGCTCCACCGACAAATCCGTCGGTCTTAAATGATGAGTTTACCGTCAGTGGTAGTGGAATTCCATCGGGATGGACTTTGGCAACTGGCAGTGGAACAGTTACAGTATTGAACGGACGGTGTATCATAACTCCACTGACTGGTTCGGGGGACAACCCTACTGCCATAGAAAAAGTTTTACCTACTGGAGGTTTTACAGTACTTACTAGAATGGAACTTTTAGGGAAAAATACATATCATAATTCTGCAATATACTTGAGAGATACGGTTAGCGGAAAAGTTACAGTCTTCAGAATTTTTTGTGGACCGAGTAATGATATTCGACTATTAAATACACAAGTTTTAAGATATAATAGTTTTACAAGTTTCAATTCAATTTCATATGAAGGTGGTGCATTTTCACCGACAGTATTTCATAGAATTGATTTTGATGGAACTACATTATACTTTGCACGTTCGTTTGATGGTGTTGAATATGATATATTATTTAGTGAACCTGCTTCATCATGGTTTAGTACTCAACTCCCAAACCGCGTTGGTATCTGTGCATCAACGATAAATACTTCAGTTGGCTGTAAAGCAGTATTTGATTTTTTCAGACATTCTTCCACACCATTTGCAGACCTCGGTCGAGAAGTTGGGGTTGGTTCAGATGGGAATGGTTCTACACAATCTAATGCAATTTCATCTAGTTGGGCATCCAGTTCAATCAGCGCAAGTTATGCAACAACTGCATTAACGGCATCGTTTGCTTTGAATGGTGGTGGAGGTGGTGCACCAATTAACACGGGTTCGTTTGCAACCACCGGTTCAAATATATTCATTGGAAATCAGACAATTACGGGTTCGTTAACATTGTCTAGTAGTTTACCGGTAGAACTACGAGTTATCGGTGACACAGAAATTACCGGATCGTTAAGAACTTCTGGATTAAGCGTAGTCAGCGGTTCACTGGCCATATCCAGCCCAAATACATTAGTATTGGGTAGTCAAATATTTTATCCGCAATCAAGTAATGGGTTTAGTGTTAATGAAAACTTTGACCCAAGTAATGATTCCAATCAAGTGGCATACCACTTTACTACAGGTACTTCGGCAAAAACCAGTGTAGTGTTTGGTTTAGCAAGAACAAATAGATTTACCAGCTGGTTCGGGGTTACTGGGGATGTTTCAAATAACCAATTTGTTATTGGTTCAGAATTTGCCGGAACTGATTTTGAATTTAGAAGTAATCTTGGTATACGTCCCGTTCAATTACAAGGTGGTAACTTATTGGCACGAATTACCAGAACGGGTCACGTATTAGCAAATGCATTTACCAGTTCTTTAGTAAATCAAGTTGGATTTTTAGGAACGAGTAGTTGGGCACGAAATAGTGCAACAGCAAGTACAGCAACTTCTGCTGCCACGGCTAGTCTATTACTGGGTTCAATCGAAAGTGCGTCATATGCAGCAACTGCTAGTGTATTATTAGGGTCTGTTCAAAGTGCGTCATATGCAGTAACGGCATCATTTGCATTAAATGGCGGGACTGGGGGAGGAAGTAGTGTTAGTGCAAGTTGGGCGTCGAGTTCTATTAGTGCAAGTTTTGCAACAAGTGCGTCATTTGCAAACACAGCAATAACATCAAGTTATGCACTAACATCGTTATCTGGAATTACGGTTAATCTAACTGGAAGTACTGTCGGTGTGAATGTATATAGGTCGGCAAGTTTAACATTAACAGATAACAATTTGAACTACATTCCGTTTACTACGGAACGTAGAGATGATTTGAATTTCTGGGATATAAGTGACCCAACAAAATTAATAGTACCAAATGGGGCAGACGGGTGGTATACAATATCGGGGTATTGTCACTGGAACGCCAACACTGGCTTAGGTAGAAGAATATCGATTGTAGTAGATGGGACCGAAACGGTTGGGTATAGTTCTACTGTTGCATATTTTGAACACAACGACCCGGGTACACATGCGGGCGCAGTGGTATATCTAACGTCGGGTAGTTTTGTTCAACTAGGTGTTAGTGAAAATGACGGTGACAACGTTCCTATAAATGCAAGTGCAAGTATTGGAATGGTGCGAATTGGGTCATCTACAAACGTTCCTTCTGCAAGTTTTGCAACAACGGCTTCATATGCATTAAATAGTAATCAGTCACAAACTAGTTTGAGTAGAGGGACGGTTTCGGCAAATGTTGCAAGTATATCACCAAATCAAAATTACACCGGAAGTATTTCTCTTGGAAAAACGTTTATGTTACTTTCTACCCAAGTAAATACCGACGTGCGCCTTAGATTATATGGTTCTCAATCATACGTAAACAGTGATTTAACTCGACCAATCGGAACTGACCCTGCAAATAATTCTGGAATCATAACCGATTTGATTCTAAGCGGTTCTCCGGCGTTATATAATTATACATTGTCCCCTATAGCAAACGGGGCAAACATGGATCCAGTGACGGTATCAACTATATATTATACAGTAACCAATCTGTCTGGAACTACCACTGACATTTCCATGTCATTCAATCGAATTGTGTTAGAATAAAGGAGTCATGTAATGGCATCATACTATAAATCAATATTAAATCCGAATATGCAGGTTGCCGCATCGTTAGTAGAAACGGTATCAAGTGTGCGTGAAGCATTTACTACATGCGGATTTACGAGAACGGTGCAATCGGGTTCATTAGATAATTTAAATACACTAACTCCATTTGGTACAGCAAATCAACAGTATACGTATGACGTATTTGCGTTCAATGATTCGTGGCAAAGTACGAATCCATTATTTATTAGAGTGCGATATTTTAGTGGCGGCCAAATCAATGGTGTACAACTATATTGTCAAATGGGTACAGCACATAATAGTTCTGGATCGTTCACAGGAATTGATACGTTGACAGAAATATCAAATGTTGCCGCATACACCACAACACCAGTTTCCGGTAGTACTATACATGGTTGTGGAGATGGATCTTTTATGACGGTTGCCTATTTTCCACAAATGGCAACCGGTCAATTTTTTGTTTTTGAACGACTGTATGGTACGAATGGTCAACCAACAGGCAGTGGATTTCATATGCTTGGTACAGAAGGAAATGTAGTTGCCACAAAAATTTTATATTCGCAAACTGCCATATACGGAAATGCACCGGCATCAAGAGAAAGCGGATTTATACCAAACTCTAAATCATCACGTAGGCCATCGTTGTATGACGGACGATTTGTGGCTGGTCTAATCTACCCGTTTGCAGGCCGACCACTGAACCCGACCCCAAATATATTAGTTGCATTTACTGCCGACGTAAACGCAATATTACAAACTGTACCATATACCGTGTACGGAACCCAACGAGATTACATAAATTTTGGAACAAATTCTCCAAATATGTACACAAACAACGTCTTTTTACTACGGAGTACTTGATGACAGTTATTGTTACATCCTCATTATTACATGCGGCATCGCCTGCAACGGCAACATCAGAATCGTTTACTAGTTTTGTGAAGGTTATAGGAGATAGCTTGTCGGCTGCAGGGTGGATAAACACCAATGCAGTCGGGGGTATTAACACAAGTTCAGCAACACCGCCGCCAGCAAGTACGAGATCGACGGGATATCAAGTATTTAGTATGAATGATGTACTGCACAATAATGGGTATCCTGTATATATTCGATTGGATTATGGGAATATTGCCGTATCCACGACCCGATATAGTGTAGCAGTTACCGTTGGTTTTGACCACGATGGTAGTGGAAGTGTCGGGGGCAGTAATCGGTCGTTGGGAATTGGTAACACGGGAGCAACGTCGATGGTAATAACAACCGGCGGCGCACCCAACTCAGGTGCATTGTACGACCACCGAGTGTGTATTATTTCCGGTGGCGATATGGGTATACTTATTGCAGATAATTTGCCGGGTGCTGCAGCATTTGGATTTGTAGAACGAACGAAGGATGTGTATGGAAATGTTACAAACGAGGGAGTAATTGTAGGAACACATAATGCAAATGCACCAGAATACAGACAATCATATTTGATGTACACGCCACTCAGTGCAAGTCAAGTACCGGTTCCAGAAACATTTCAAAATTATGTACACAGTAGTTTGGCAACATCAAGAAATGCGCAGTTTCTTTCAGTAGGATTGTTTATACCGATGGTACAGTATGGACCACATAATCTGTTGCGTATGATGGGATTGGTAAAATCGTCCGACTTTGTCACCAACGCAACATATACTATTAATGTGTATAACACATCAAGTACCTATTTTGTTTCATCAAATATTGAATTTAGTGATAGTTCTATAGTAGCCGATAGAAGTTTTACGACGAATAATCGGTTAATTATGAGAAGCGAATAATATGTCAACCGGTTCTTTTTTAGACACAGGAATTGTAACAGCTTCTGTACAAGAAATGCAAATAAATCTGAATTCGCATATTACGTATATGTTAACATATCCTACAATAATAGGATACTCTGGAAGTGAGCCTCGTGCAATTACACAACTTCCTACACAATCAGTGAGCGGAATGGTTGTTCCAACGGTCGGACAAGTGTGGCCAAGAGGCTCATGGTAATGTTTTTTAGAGTAGAAACTCTATTTATAAGAAGTTTATAATATTTACCAAATACTACTTTATGAAAGAAGAAAACAATCCGTACGATTCACCCGATTACGCATTAAGTGGGTTCACTGGAGCCTTTAAGAAAGTACCACCGCCGGAAGATAAGGAGGTACTTACAAAACGTTTTGCAGACTTGGACCCAATAGAAGAGGAAAAGTCCAGTACGGAACGTGTGCGTAGATATTATAAAAGACATCCAGAAAAAGTTAGAAAATATTTACGTGATACGCAAGATGATAGAGTCCAACGGAATCGTGATCGTGCAAAAGCAGTAAAAAAACACGGAAAAGCTAAAATGAAAAACCATGACGTTCATCATCCAGATGGTCCTGGCAACGGTTGGCGTTTAGCAAAAAAAGATCATGGTCGAGATAAAAAAGACGGAAGTCCGCCGGAACCATCGACCAAGAAATCTACACCGTCAAAAAAACCCGAAAAGAAAACTACTGCGTCTACACCAAAAAAATCAACTAAAAAGTCTACACCAAAGAAACCATCGGCGGTAAAACGTCGTACACCGTCGAAGCAAGATGCCATCAAGAAAAGTATTGCTACATTTGTTCTGTATGCAATGAAACAGTTGGAAATTACTGACAGACCAACATTTGTAATTATTGAACCTACGAAAGACATGATGAGTTTGGGTCATTATAATCCAAAACTAAATAAGGTTGCAGTAGTCGTAAAAAATCGTTTATTAGCAGACATTTTACGTACGCTTGCACATGAATTGGTACATGTCAAACAAATGCAAAACGGGCAACTAACAACCCCATCAGTAGATACTGCAACGGGTTCGCCAATTGAAAATGAGGCAAATGCACTTGCAGGAGTATTGATGCGTAATTATGCAAAGATGAATAAGAACATCTTCCTTTCCGAAGGATTAATCGTGGAAGGAGGTGCTGCAGGACATTTAGCACACCCGTTTGAAGACGAAGATCTTTCCTTTGCTGACATGAAAGAAATGATTAATCGTGGATTGTTAGGTGGATTAGACCAAGAAGCACCTGTCACCGAAAAGTTAGATGGGCAAAATATTGCATTTACCGTGCGTGATGGGCAAATTGTATTTGCACGTAACAAAAGTCATGTAAAAAATCGTGGAAAGAATGCATTAGATGTGGCAGGTATTCGTCAAATGTTTTCTGGGCGTGGCGGAATTGAAAAGGCATTTACTGGTGCCGCAGAAGATTTGCAGGCAGCAGTAGAAAGAATGACCCCTGAACAAATTCAGCAAATGTTTGGAAGTGGTTCTAAGTTCATGAGTTTGGAAGTTATCCTCCCAGATACACAAAATGTCATTCCGTATGGGAAAAGTGTCTTGGTCATGCATGGAACTATCGAATATGATGAAGACGGAAATGAAATTGGTCGGTCAACAACCGATGGAAAGGAATTTGCTGATGCAGTTACTGCGGTTGGAGCAGAACAACAAAAAACATTTGGTATTAGCGGTCCAAAAACTATTGTATTCAGTGATGCCGAAACAGAGACGTATCAACAGAAAGCTGAAGACTATTCTGGTCGGTTAGATAGAGTTGCTCAAGAATTTGAATTAGATGACAAAGCTACCCTAGCAGATTATCGTCGTGCTTGGTGGGAACGTGAACTTACTCAACAAATGCAATCTAAGGGAATCGAACTATCCGAGAAGGAATTTAATGGGTTAGTAGATCGTTGGACAGACGGTAGTAAAAAATTTGGGGTGAAAGATATTGAGAACGACGAAACCAAGAAGTGGTTTAGAGAGTTTGAGAAAAATGAATTAGCACAAAAACAAAAGGCAATGATTAAGCCGATAGAAACTACTTTCTTACAAGTCGGAACTGACTCATTGCGGAGAGTTACCAACTTCTTATCATCGAATAATCCAGAGGCCAGTGCCCAGCTCAAACGGGACGTGCTGGAAGCCATTAAAGCAATCAGAGATAGTGACCAACCAGATAAGATTGCTAAGCTACAGAGGGAATTAGAACGTCTGGAGGGTATGGGAATTGATAACATCGTCCCATCGGAAGGTGTGGTATTTATTTATAACGGGAAACCCTATAAGTTTACCGGACAATTTGCTCCTATAAATCAAATTACGGGAACATTTAAGTTTGGAATGGCTCCAAAAGAATCGGAAGAACCAAAAACACCTGAACTAACTGATATAAAAGATGTGGCGTCTAAATTAGAATTTAAACCAACCACAAAACAAGCAAAACAATATGCACAAGGCAATGACATAGGAGATGCCTCAGACTTAGAAGGTATGAAACCGATGTCGTTTGCAAAAAATACCGTTGACGGATTGAAAGTTGTTACGGTGACAGCTGATGGTAAAGAAACTGAAAATGTGGCAGAAGTAGGCGACATTATTATGTCTGGACCGTCCGGCGAGCAATATGTGGTCAAGGCAGGTAAATTTGATAAATTGTATGCTGATGGACCAAACGGAACAAAAATACCTGAACAATCTCCTCGACAAGTAGCGGCATATACGGGAACTGAAGACATTACATTTACGGCTCCGTGGGGTCAATCAATGGTGATGAAGCCAGGTGATTATTTAGTGAAAGATGGTGATGGATATTATCGTGTTGCAAAACAAGAATACGAACAAACATACAATCCACCGGGTACCACGGAAACAGAACCTACGGCAGCAGAACCAACGGAACCCTCAGCAGAAACTCCACCAAAACGAACTATTGCAATCTTTACGGGTCGATTCCAACCGTTCCATGCCGGTCATTATAGTATTTATGAAGGATTGGTGGAGAAATTTGGGAAAGAGAATGTATATATAGCTTCTAGCGGTAAGACGGATGCTATTAAATCACCATTTGAGTTCAGGGACAGACAAGAAATCATGACCCGAATGTTTGATATTCCGGAAGAGATGATTGTTCAAGTTAAAAATCCATATGCACCTGTGGAAATTCTAGAAAAAGTACCTGAAGATACTACGTATGTAACCGCAGTCAGTCAAAAGGACTCGGAACGTTTAAGTGGCGGTAAATACTTTAGAAATTTTGATGATGTACCGGAAGAAGAACGTAAAGGATTTAAAGACCAAGGATATTTTATTGTTGCACCAGAAATGCAATTGTCAATTGACGGAAAAAATATCAGTGGAACACAACTTCGTGCCGTAATGGGTGACCCACAAATTACTGACCGTGCAAAACAAGAAATTTTCACAAAAGTGTATGGAAAGTTCGACCAAAAAATCTTTGATAAGATTGTAAAAACAACAACGGAATCGGAAGAAGCCAGAAAACTAACTGCTCAGCACGGTGAACCAACAAAACGTGGTAAGAAAAAACCAGATGAAAAAGCAGTAAAACGTGCCAAGTCGGTATTGCGACAACGAGTTGAAAACCCCGACACTGGTAGAAAAATTTTAGTTGCTACAGCATTAACGTATCCAAAAGAACATCCGGCTAGAAAAGCAGCAGAAGCATTGGTGCAAGCTGCAATGCAACAGAATGAGACAATGTTGATGGAAAGTAAATCTAGTTCTGAGAATTTAAAAGTCTATATATATGTGAAAGAACATACAGAAGAAGAATTGGAACATGAAATTGACGAGTATTTCAAGAACGAACGAACGTTAAAAGCATTTCCAAATCTAGCAGATTCTTCATATGAATTAATTGATATGATTAAAAAGGCACCTGCCGAAGTGTTAGATATAAACGAATTAAAAGCATTAGAAAACAGTGACGTTGGTGATATTTTAAGTGGGAAAAATAAAACGCAAATTCTAAAACAAATGATTGGTAATAAGAAGGATGTTACGGGATTGTTAACAGATATTAAAGCAAAGAAACCAATTTCCATGCCAGTTGTTATTAAACATGTAAGTGGCTATTATTTGTTGGGTGGAAATACACGATTATCGGTATTAGCATCACTGGGACATACGATGCCGGTAAAAGTACTCGGGAGAGCAGCACCATTCGATGCACCTATCTCCGTATATCCTGCTAAAAAAGATGGAAGTGCGTCAAAGAAAAAAGTAAACGCAAATACATTATTTAAATCGTTATTAAAAATGCGTATTACAAATCCAGAAACGGGTAACGAAATTAAAATTGACACGGCAATGGATTATAACAAAGAACATCCTGCACACAGAGCAGCAATGGCTGTTATTCGTCAAAGAATGCGTGGATTATCAAATAGAGCAGGTATACCAAAAAACAGACAAGACTAAGAGGTTATTATGGCAGACCATGAAGCAATTAATAATGTGCGACGAAAAATTAATGAAGTAATGAAAAAGACCGACGAACGTATTGTAGTCGGGTGGCGTCCAGGATTAAGTGAAACTCGTAATGAAGGCGATGTATGGGAAGATTTGGATGGGAAAAAGTGGACGGTTAAAAATGGTGTAAAACAAAATGTTACCAAACTAGATTTGGCAAAAACGCCATGGTTCTGTCCTCAATGTGATAAAGCTATGGGACATCGCCTTGATACCAAATTTTGGATGATGCAAGGTAAATGTATGGATTGCGTCATTAAAGAAGAAACAGAAATTCGTCTGCAAGGAAAGTGGGATGAATATGAAAAGAGTAAATTACAAAAAAATTATGTAGCATCATTACGTGACCATATTAAAGAATTACAGCATTATCATGATACGGTAACTTCTCCGTCATTTGTTCATGCCGATGAAGAACGAATCCTAATGATAGAGCAATGGAATGTGGACATTGATAAGATAAAAGAAGATCTTAAAAAGGATATTCAAGAATTAACTGCTCATCTTTTAGAATGTGAGGCGCAAATGAATGACGGAAAAAATAATTGAAGCAACTCGTAAACTATTGAAAGAATTTGTCAAGTTGTCACAACTATCTCAAATAGTGGTGGCTGTGGTGCTAACAATCTTTGCATTTAGTATGGGACAATGTGAGAGTGATTCTAAATTAAATAAATTTAGAGCAGAATTTTCGATGTTACAAGAACAGGCCGAAAAAACAAAACAATTTGCCGATTCTGCAAAAACCGAAGTGGTAAGATTGTCAAATGAATCGAAGCAAAAAGATGCTACTATCACAAAATTGTCGTTAAAAGTAGAACTTGGAAACCAAAGTCGTGAACGACTACGGGGAGAACTTAGCGTACTGGAAGATAGTCTAGAAAGTGCAATGGATACCGCACAGGTCGTTCAAATACAAGAAGGTATTATTTACAACTTAAAAGACCAATTAGAAACTGCGGAATGTACTATTACGACTCAGCGTGAAATAATTACAGCACAACAATTTAAAATTACAAAATTGGATAGTGCAATAGCATTAACAACTCAACGCGGTGATAGTTTACAAAACGTAGTTAATAACTTAATTAATATGCCAAAACCACCCCGCCAATGGATTAGTAAGAAAACTGCTGGAATTGTTGCATTCACCGCAGGTGTGATTGTTGGGGATAAATTGGCAAGGAGATAAGATGGGACAGGAGTTAAAGGAGTTAATTAAGCAGGAATATAAAAAATGTGCAATAAGTCCAGAATATTTTCTATCAAAATATTCGTTCATACAACACCCGGTACGAGGTCGGGTGTTGTTTGATTTATATCATTATCAAAAAAATTCTTTAAAAGATTTTCAACAACATGATTATAATATTGTACTGAAGGGGCGTCAGATTGGTATTTCTACGTTAGTGGCAGGATATTCTCTGTGGTTATTGTTGTTTCACCGAGATAAGAATATTCTTGTTATTGCAACTAAACAAGAAACAGCAAAGAACTTGGTCACAAAAGTAAGATTCATGCATCAAAATCTTCCCGTATGGTTGCGTGGACAATGTATAACAGATAATAAACTCTCGTTACAATTTTCAAACGGGTCACAGATTAAAGCCGTGGCAAGTAGTAAGGATGCAGGACGTTCTGAAGCATTGTCATTGTTAATTCTTGACGAAGCAGCATTCATTGATGATGCAGACATTATTTGGACAGCCGCATCAAGTACGTTATCTACAGGCGGTCAAGCAATTCTTCTTTCTACGCCAAATGGTATTGGTAATTTCTTCCACAAAATGTGGCAACAAGCGGAGAATAAGGAAAACGGATTCAATCCCATTCTCTTAGACTGGCGAGTACACCCAGAACGTGATCAAGCTTGGCGTGACCGTCAGACAGAACTCATGGGTGAAATGCAAGCATCACAGGAACACGATGCCTCATTTATCTTTTCTGGTAATACCGTGGTCCCACCAGATATTATTGAATTTTATAAAAAGACGTATGTACAAGAACCTATTTCTAAGCAAGGATTTGATGGAAATTTGTGGGTATGGGAATACCCTGTAGCAGGTAAATCTTATGTTGTTTGTGCTGACGTTGCCCGAGGCGATGGTGAAGATTATTCTACCTTCCATGTCATCGATGTAGAAAAATCTATGCAAGTTGCAGAATATAAAGGTAAGGTGGAGACAAAACAATTTGGTAATATGTTAGTGTCTATTGCCACCGAATACAACGATGCACTATTAATTCCCGATAACAGTTCTA